ATTCCTCGATCTCGATGCCGATCGCTTTTTTGCCGTGATCTTTCGCGGCCCGGAGCGTGGTGCCGCTACCCATGAAGGGGTCGAGGATGAGCGTGCCCGGAAGGCGGCGCACAAACCAGAGCATTACGCGATAAGGTTTCGGCGAGGGGTGATCCGGTTTCACGCTATCACCGATCACGATCGAGCGGCAGTCGCCGTCTTTTACAAACATCGAGTGCCCTTCCCGGGTGTAAACGAGGCATGGAATCCAATTGCCAAAACCGATGGCGCCGCGGGCCATGCCGTTCACGAGGTGAGCGGCGAGCGTCCAGACGTAGGTCAGGTCCCCGATGCGGTGTGGGCAGCGGGTGATGTTCCAGATTCCGGGCATGAGGCCCATCGCCGGTGCAAGCCGGGCGGCGGCGTGCATCCACTCGGTCGGGAACGAATGATCCCACTCGGCCTTGTTCACGCCGTAAGGCGGGTCCGTGAGCACGAGATCGACCGGCGAAAGGGAGGGCAAAATCTCACGGCAGTCGCCATGCACGATGCAAACCGATCCGTCGCAATAATACGGCTTAATTCCTGCGGGCGGCCATGAACCGGGCAAGGCGTCCGTCGTCACGATGCCGGGGGCCGTGGGTGCCGGGCGCTCTTCGCCCATTCACAAAGGACCTGCGCGGCTACCCGGGTCCGGTAGATTCCGCTCTCAAGTTCTTGTTGCACGAGTGCCTCATGCACCGCGGCGGGCAGCATGCACTCAAGACGAAACGTGCCGAGGCGCGGGCGCCCGCATTTGTGAGCCGGTTGCGGCGTCGGTTTGGGCATGCTCGGATCAATAACTTGGCGCCGCGCCCGGTGCAAACCTTTTCTGCGTAAGAAATGCTCATCTTTCCAACCACTATTGACTAGAAAACCGTTGGCCCGCAGCCTCGCCCGGAATGCCAGCACCCGCCGCACCGGCACAAGAAGTCGCTGAACCGCCCCCTATAGTTCTGGAACCTTTCACCTGTCCGTGGGCAAAGGACGGTTTGTTACGTGCACTGGAGGGCATGGGGCACGCAACCGCGGGCGTGAGCGAATATCACATCGGCACCCGGGGCCTGAAGTATGCCGACCCGGCGAAGCAAATCGGCTCAGTCGGTTGGTGGAACGAAATGGTCCGGCAATTTTGCGGCGTCGAAATCCTACCGCCAGCACTCAGCGGGCGCGACACCGCGTTCAGAGTAATTCCGCGCGACGTATGATCGGGACCCTCAACGGCAACGGCACACGCCTCCCCCGGGGCACGCTGCTGGACGCGAACGGCAGGTTGTTGCGCCCCGACATCAAGGCATCGATGGCGGGCGGGCCGGTGTTCACCGGCGGCCCATTCGGCGGCGGGACTGGTTACGGGAATTATGGCGCGAACCTGACGAAAAACTCGCTGGCCGGTTGGCTATGGCGCGGCGGTGACGCCGACCGGGACATCGGGCTCAACGTGCAGGTGCTGCGCGAACGTAGCCGGGACGCCTTCATGGGCATCCCGCTGGCGAGCGCCGCGATCGAAACGCTCGACACGAACGTTATTGGCGAGGGCCTTTACCCGGCACCGAACGTCGACGGCGAAGCGCTGGGCATGGATGAAAAACAAACCGCCGATCTAAACAAGGAGCTGGCGGTGAAGTTCGACTGGTGGGCCTGCGATCCGCGCGAGTGCGATTATGAATCGAAGCATTCGTTCCCGACGCTCCAACACGTCGCGTTCCAGTCGATGCTGCTTTCGGGCGACTGCCCGGTCCTGTTCCCGCTCACACCGCGGCCCGGGACCTTGTTTGAATTGCGCCTCCGAATCCTTGAGGCCGATCGGGTGCGCAACCCGCCCCTCGGTTCGGCATTCATGCAAGGCATCAATATTTTTAATGGCGTCGAGCTGACAGCGGAGGGCGAGCTGGCCGCCTATCACATCGCCGAAACGCACCCGCTGGCCATACGCCAGCAGTTCCAGTTTCTCGTGAACGACAAAACGTTCCGCGTGGAACCTTTCGGTGCGCTCACCGGGCGCCGGAACATGATCCTGATCATGCGCCCGGAGCGGCCCGAGCAACGCCGGGGCGTGCCGATCCTTTCCGTTTGTCTGGAGATTCTGAAGCAGATGGGGCGCTACATCGACAGCACCGTGGTCGGCGCCGTGATTCAAAGTTACTTTACCGCCTTCGTCACGAGCGAGTTTCCCGACCCGACGATTTTTGATTCGCTTTTGACCGAGGAGCAGAAGGCCGAGATCACAAACCTCAATTCCTACAACGTGCAGCTCGGGCCGGGGATCGTTAACTTCATGCGCCCCGGGCACTCGGTGAATTTCGCAAACCCGACCATGCCGCAGGCGACCTTCGGCGAGTTCACGATTTCGGTTTGCAAGTTTATCGGCGCCGCGCTGGGCATCCCCTACGAGGTGCTGCTGAAACAATTTAACGCGAGTTACTCGGCGAGCCGGGCCGCGCTTCTGGATTTCTGGCGCCGGGTGCGCAAATACCGGGCGCTCATGATCGACCAGCTGTGCCAACCGGTTTACGAGGAGTGGCTCGCCGACGCGATTGCGCTGGGCCGGATCGAGAATTTCAAAGGCGGCTTTGACGACCCCTACGTGCGCCGGGCAATGCTACGGTGCATCTGGACGGGCGCGAGCGCCGGGTCGCTGGACCCGCAAAAGGAGGTTTCCGCGGCGGATTTAAAGGTGAAGTGCGGCTTCAGCACGATCGAGCGCGAAAGCATGGAGCTGAACGGCTCAAACTACCGCGACAACATCCGCCAGCAGTCGAGCGAACAAAGCGAATTTGAAGACGCCGATCTGATTTTCCCGCCGCTACGGCCCACTCAAATCACCGTGGCGCCCACCGGGAAAGCACCCGGCGCGCCGGTCCCGCCTGTCCAGCCGCCGGGTGCACCGAAACAAACGCCGCCGAAGGCCCGGGCACGCAGGCGAAACCTACGCCCGGTCGAGCTGGCAAGCGGCACAAGCGGAGTTTTCACGCGATGAACGATCCCTTTTACCGATTCCGGGCCGAGGCCGGTGATGAACCGGCAAGCGCCGAGCTGCTTATTTTCGCCGCGATCGGCGATTGGGAGGAGCTGGGTGAAGTGAGCGCGAAGGCGTTTGCAAAAGATCTGGCGAAGCTGCCTTCCTCGGTGAAGCAGCTCGACATCCACATTAATTCGCCGGGCGGCAGCGTATTTGAGGCGCAGGCCATTTATTCCCGGCTCGCCGATCACCGTAGCAAAAAGGTGGTCTACGTTGACGGCCTTGCCGCCAGCGCGGCCAGCATCGTGGCGATGGTCGGCCATAAAATCTACATCCGGGCGAACGCCAACATGATGATTCACCTGCCCAGCGGTTTTGCGATGGGCAACGCCGACGATATGCGCACGGTTGCCGCCGCGCTCGATTCGGTGACCGAGTCGATGCTGAATGTTTACTCAAAGCGCACCGGCATGGAGCGCGAGGAGGTGCGTGCACTCATGGCCGCCGAAACGTGGTTTTCACCGCAGCAGGCGGTCGAGAAAGGATTTGCCGATGAGATGCGCGGTGTAGTAAAGGCCGCTGCTATCGTGCCGGTCGCCGAAAAGCGGGTCATCATAAACGGCATCGAGCACGACCTGTCCAGATTTCACAACGTCCCGGCGTTCAGCGCCACAACCCAACCCAACACTATGCCCAAACCTACAAAACCAACTGCAGCAGGAACGGCACCGGCGCCCGCCGAAGAGGAAGAGACGCCAACGCCGCCCGCAACCGAAACACCGACGCCCCCGGCGACGGAAACCGCCACACCAGTGCCGCCCCCGGCGCCTTCAAACCCGCCGAAGCCGCCCGCCCCGGCGGCAGCCGCCGCTACCGATTACGATCGGGGCATGCAGGCCGAACGTGAGCGTGTGACGGCCCTACAGGCGATGGACCGCCCGGCCACGCACGACATCATTACCGCCGCCATCAAAGACGGGAAGCAACCCGCCGACATTGTCGCCGATTGCATGACCGCAATGGATAAGGCGGGCACGCAAACCGCCCGGCGCACCGACGCCTCCTCACTCAACGGCATCCCCGGAAGCGAGGCGGGCAGCGAACACGAAACGGCATCTTTCGGCGGCAGAATCAAAGCCGCGGTGGACGCTCGCCGGAAGACGAGCGGGCACCCGCGCCTTAGCAATAGCCGCAACTGAAAACCCAAAACCCAAAACCCAAAAGAAAGACAAAAACGTCATGATCAAAAGCCAACTCTTCCCCATAAACCTTCAAAGCCACGACGACACGCCGAACTGGAAGGTCGTTCGCTATCCGTTCACGGATGCGGCCCCGGAGGTAATCGCCAAGATGATGCCCGGCTATCTGGTGAAATTTAACGCCGGGCTGACTGCGGTGCTACCCGCCCTCGCCGCCGATGATGCGGCGCTCGGCGGGATCATTGTTGATCTGCCGGACACGGCAGTTAACCCCGGCGATCTAACGGTCGGCGTGGCACTACGCGGGAGTTTCAACCAGCGCCAAATTCACTACGCGAACGCATGGTCGCAAGGCAGCTCGCCTACACCGCTGAGCCCCGCCGCTATCACGCGCCTGCGCGATCTTGAAATCTACCTCGACCCATCCGTGCCCACCGGCGCTTTCTCACCCTAACCGCAACCAACCAAAACCAGACAAAAAAGGAAAATCATCCCATGATCACCGACCCCAACTACAGCACGCGGACGCTCCTTGAGGCCTTTGAAACCGGCCCGATCGTCAGCACATTTCTGCGCGACACCTTTTTTAAGGGCCGCGACTATCCACCGACTTCGACAATCGAATTCGATTTTCGGCGTGGCCGCCGGAAGATGGCGCCCTTCGTCGCCCCCCTTGTCGGCGGCAAGGTAATGGAACGGCAGGGCTTCGAAACCCGCTTCTTCAAAGCGCCGCGGATCGCCCCGGTGCGCGCCCTGCGCACGCCGGACCTTGAGCCCCGTCTCATCGGCGAAACGGTTTATTCCGGGCGCACGGAGGCCGACCGGGCCGCGGACCTTATCGCCGAAGACAGCATTTTCCTCGATGATTCGATCACCCGGCGCGAGGAGTGGATGTGCCGCGAGGTGCTCATCAACGGAAAAATAACCGTGACCGCCGAGAACGGCTACCAGCAGGTCATCAACTTCTTGGAGTATGGTTTGCCCGCGGCAAACGTGAGCAACCACTTCCCGATCACGACGAAGTGGGATCAGGCCGCAAGCGACCCGCTACTCGATCTGCAGAACGCGCGCCTTGAGACAATCAAGCGCTCGGGCATCGCCCCGAACGTCGCGCTCTTCGGAACGAATGCCGCCGCAGTGTTCACCCGTAACGCTACGGTGAAAGAGCTGCTCGATAACCGGCGCTTTGAGCTGGGGCTCGTCGCGCCGACGATTCAAAGCGACTCGGTCGTGCGGTTCGGGTCCGTGCCCGGGCTGGAGCTTTATTCCTACGCGGAATATTTCGAAGACGACGCCGGGACCTTGTTCCCGATGCTACCGCCGGACTTGGTCATGCTGATCTCGACCAGCGTGCAAAACAAAATCGTTTATGGGGCCTTTACCCAGCTGGAGGACGCGAAAGCCAAGCGATTCGTGACGTATCAAACGTCCCGGATTCCGTTCGTCTACGGTGACGAAGAAGGCGGCGCGCTTTTCTACCGGCTCACATCATGCCCGCTGCCGATGCCGATGGACATTCTGGCCATCTGCATCATCGAAGCGCTCCCGGGCGGCGTCGGACCTTTCGCACGCGAAGGCGAGGACGCACCGCCGCCGCAGCCGTATTTCGAGAGCGAAGAGCCGGAAGTGCAACCGCAACTGGCCGAGAAAGGTCAGGAGGCCAGCAAAGCCGCGGCAAAAGAAAGCGCGAAGGTGACCGGCGGCGGCGCCGGTGAAAGCGTGAAGGCGGATTACGACGCCCTCACCGTGCCGGAACTGCGCGACCTTGCGCGCGATCGCAACGTCGATGTCGCCTCCGATGCCCGGAAAGACGAAATCATCAGCGCCCTGAAAAAGGCCGACAAAGCAGCCGACAAAGCCGACAAAAAATAACGCATGAGCCTCCGTGACCAGTTTGCGCCCGATCTGGCAAACGTGTTCGTCAACACGAGCGAGTTTGCTACGACCCGGGAGTTCCGCATCGCCGACGGGCACGGGGGCTTTAAGCTGTTTATGGCCGAGGTGGTTTGGGACACCGAGGCGGTTAAGCAAATGCCGATGGTGAAAATCCACGGCGTGTATCTCGGGGACGTGATTTGCTACATCGAGCACAAATACCTCCCGCGCATGCCCGTGGCGGGCGAACTGATTTATTCGCCCGCCAACCAACCGTGGGAGGTGCTCGACGTCACCGACGAGGAGAGCTGCTACAAGATGGCGCTATCGGCTACCCGGTCGCAGCCCGGGGCATACGGGAGGAACTAATGCCGGTCGCCCTACACATCGACACCCGGGAGTTAAAAAACCTGCACCGCGCGCTGGACGGGATCGTGCAGGGCGTGCCGAAGGCGCTCGCGCCCGCGATCAACCGCGCCCTTGCGACCGGGCGCACTACGGTCAAGCGCGAAATTCGGAAGGAATATTTGATCAAGGCGAAGGACATCCCGCTCACGGTGCACCGCGCAACCTTCGGCAATCTGAACGGCTCGATCCGGGTGAAGGACGGCATGCTCGACATCACCAAGTTTAAATACCGGCCCAAAGGCGTGCAGCGCCGCAAAAACAAAAAGCCCCTGTTCGTGCAGGTGAAGCGTAGCGGCGGCGGCATAGTGCAGCGCGGATTCGTTTCCGGGCTCGGTCCCTTTCAGCGCAGGAGTGCGGCACCGCGCCTGCCTATTCGGAGAATCCTCACGATCGGCGCGCCGATAATGGCTACGCAGCCCGCGGTCGGGCCTGCGGCCAATAAGGCGATGGGAGATGCGCTTGCCAAGCGTCTCGATCACGAGATGAAACGGGTCATGGCAAGCGCGGGAGGGCATACGTAATGACAATGCTGGTTATTTTCTATTGGGTGCTGCTGCTACTCGTCGCGATCGGCGCCTTCGTTTCACCGGCCACGTGGCAATACGCACCGCGGGCAAACCAGCTGGTGATTTTGATTTTGTTCATCATCATCGGCCTCAAAATTTTAAAGCCGACGTGGTGACGTTATGGGCACGATTCTGGTCATCATTTTGATCCTGCTTCTGGTCGGTGCGGTGCCCCGCTGGGGCTACAGTTCCAGCTGGGGCTACGGGCCGAGCGGCGTGCTCGGGGTCATTCTCGTGGTTATTATTATTCTGCTACTGCTGGGCAAACTATGATCCCTGAACCCGTCACACCCGCCGCGAGCGACTTCGGCATTCGCGCCCAGTCGCTTTACGATTTGGAGGTGACGCTGCAGCGCTTCCTTTTTCGCCTGTTCACCGCCTACCGCCTCGACAACCCGACCCTTAACCTCGGGCAGGCGACGCAGGCGACGCACCCGGTGCAACCGCCGGACCCGCCGCTGATCCCGTTCGATTACACCGAGCGCGCACAAACGCTCGACCTGAAGGTGCCGCCCCGGATCGAGCGGGGCCGGGTGCCCCGCACCGTGACCGGGGAGATCGCGGTCGATCGGCTGCCGGATTGCCCGGCCATCATCGTGCAGGCCGTAGCGGCGAAAGTCGAAACGCCGTCCACGATCGTGACGGTGCGCATTCTGGTCAGCGCCTACGATGAAAACCCGGCGAGCGGCGGCTATCAAGACGTCCTGAATATGGTCGAGGCGATCGGGATCGCGCTGACAAGTTTCGGGCAAGCCGCGATCGACAAAGCCTACCCGATCATCATGCCCATCGAGTGGAAGCTGGTCGAGGCCGACACCTTTCCGCATTTCATCGCCGAAATGACGACGCAGTGGGAGCTGCCCAGCGGGCGCCCCCTCCCCGATTCCGAAACGTTCGGCATCGTGCCCGCCGAGCACATCGACCTGCGGGCGCATTACGATTATCCGGGCGCGCCGCCCTACGCGGTGCCACAAATATGAGCGACCCGATCTTTCACGCCAAAGGCAGCCATCTAGTAAAACTTAATCCCGCTTGGGACTGGGTGAACCGGGGCGCCGCAGCAGACGAAGAAGAAGGAACGGGCGAGCCGGTGCTGGCCGATTCATGCCCGATCGAAAATCAAAACAACGATCAAGAGTGCGCGATGCGCGGCAGTTACGCGGCGGTGGCGCAATCATTCACGGCTACGGGCGGCAAGCTGCACTCGGTGAAATTTTACCTCAAGCGGAACACCGGCACCGACCCGGTCCAGATCGTCGCGCAGCTGTGGAACATGACCGGCACCATCGGCCAAAACTCCAGCCCGACAGGCGCACCCCTTGCCACGTCCGCGCCGATGGACTCCGAGCTTATTCCCGAAGCCCCCGCCGGTGCATTGTTTGAGTTTCTTTTTGACGATACGTTCGAGCTTGTAGCCGGGACAAATTATTGCATCGGCGCCGAGAACCTTGCGGGTGCTCTCACGATGGGCCGCATCAGTTTCGGTGCGAATATCAGCTTGGCTCGCGAGGGCAGCGTTCATGCTGGCAACTACGCCGAGCGCAGCCCCATCCCGGCAATTTGGAATCCCAACGGCGGCGCCGATTTGACCTTTTACCTCTACGCCACGCCATGAAAAACAAGGACGAGCCTTACAGAATCAAGGGCCACGTAATCTACATGGGGCCGCACATCCGGCACCTCGGCCTCGGCTACGCGGCGCTCTTCCGCGACGGGATTCATCCGCACCTCTACGATTCGATCGCGGCATGCCCGGCACTCGGTGCGCTCTTTGTGCCGGTCGCCGAATGCGCGAAGGTGCGCCGGGAACTCAACTTTGATTACGCTCACAATATGAAGGGCACGACCGGCTCACACGTTGAATTTTACCGCGCGGTCCAGCAATGGCTCGCGCACACGCAAAAACAAACCCCAACGCCCTCCTCGGGCATACAACTGGAATCACATCATGCCAAACCTCGGACCATTTAAACACGGCGTCAGCTGGGCCGACGTGCCCACTAGCGTCATCGCACCCGTTCAAGCCGACGTCGGCGTAAATGTCGTCTTCGGCGCCGCCCCGCTGCACCTATCGAAAGGCGGCAAGGACGCAATCAACAAGCCGCTCATTTTTAACCGCTACGAGGACGCCGTGCAGGTGCTCGGCTACTCCACCGACTGGGACACCTACGACATCTGTGAGCACATGAACGCCGCCTTCGTTTTGTTCGGCGTGTTCCCGGTGATCTACGTGGCGGTCAACGACCCGGAGACCGGGGCCACTACGCTCGCGCCGAAACAGGTCACGCTCGCCGCCGGGCAGGTCGACACGGCTGAAGAGCTGATCATGTGGACGGTCGCCGTGAAAGATGAAGCGGCGACGATCACCTACGTGGAGGGCACCGATTACCTGCTCTCGCTTTCCAAAGCGAACAAGGTGGTCATCACCCGCATCGCTACCGGCGCGATCGCCGCGCCCGATTCGGTGCTGACGCTTGAGGGTAAAATCCCGAGTGCGACGCCGCTCACGGCTACCGACATCATCGGCGGCATCGAACAAAGCACCGGGGCACGCACCGGGCTGGAGGTGATCGAGGACGTGTTTCAGGCGACCGGCAAAGTGCCCGGCATCGTGATCTGCCCGAAGTTCTCGTCCGACCCGATGGTCGCCGCGGTCATGGAGGCGAAGTGCGAAAACATCAACGGCTGCTTCGTGGCTACGTGCCTCATCGATGTCGACACCGAGGCGGTCACTACGGCGCAGGCCGTGAACGCGTGGAAAAACGGAAACAATATCGTCTTTCCGCGGCAGCAGTGCCTTTTCGGGAAGCCCGCGCTGGTCGGATCGACCGGGCAGAATGTTTATAATTTCGCATCGCAACAGGGGCCGCTCATGCAGTGGACCGACGCCTACCGCGGGAACGGCCTGCCGTATCACTCGCCCAGCAACAAATCGCTGCGCATGAATGCGCTGCTGCTGGCCGACGGTAGCGAGCTGCCGATGCACCTGCTCGACGCGAACATGCTCAACTCGCAGGGCGTAATCACGGCCCTCAATTTCATCGGGGGCTGGCGCTCGTGGGGCAACCGGACGGCCTCCTACCCGAGCAACACCGACGTCAAAGATATGTTCATCTCGGTTCGCCGGATGTTCGATTTCATCGGCAACACCCTCGTCCTGACGATCTGGCAAAAGGTAGACGAGCCCGGGAACCGGCGCCTAATCGATGCCGTGGTGAATAGCATCCAACTCTGGCTCGACGGCCTCAGCAATTCCGAAGCGCTACTCGGTGCCCGGTGTGAATTCCGGCATGATGAAAACCCGGCGACCGAGCTACTCAACGGCCATTACGTTTTCCACGTCTACATCGCGGTCCCGACCCCCGCGGAGTGGATCGATTTCCGCATAGAATATTGGCTGCCGTATGTGGAGGATTTGTGGGCCGGGCAGGAGACCACGGCGGCGGCATAAACCCAACCCGAAAACACCCAACAGGAGACCCCAATGCAAATACCAAATCACGTCACGAATTACTCAATCTTCCTGCAGGGGCGGCGCCTTATCGGTCTGGCCGATGTAGAATTGCCGAACCTACAGAACCTCACCGATTCCCTGAAGGGCAGCGGGATTTTCGGTGAGATCGACATGCCCGTTCAGGCGCACTTCCAGCCGTATAGTGTGAAACTTAAATGGCTCACGATCGACGACGATGCCGTGTTCGCTACGATCCAAGACGGTGCCCAGCTCGACGCGTGGTCCGCGATCCAGCTGCACGATTCCGGCACCAACCGAATCATTCACGCGGGCTGGCGCTACATCATGGGCACCGCGCCAAAAAGTTTTAACTTGGGCAAGCTGGAGGTCGGCACGAAGGGCGAAGGCGAGAGCGAATATGAGCTGATCAGCCTCCGGGTGCTGCGCAATGACCGGATCATGTTTGAAATCGACAAGGAGAACGCGGTGTGCCGGTGGTTTAACGGCATCCAGCTGGTCGATAGTGCCCGGCGCATTCGGCAGCTGATCGGATTGTAATTGCGTGCCAGTGCGCGCGTGCCGTAAGAGGTAGAACCTATGGACAGAACATTACTACAAGAGGAAGCACTACCCGCACGCCCGCACACCGACAACGACGAAACCGGCCCGCACCCGGTGCCCCCCGAGCCGGACGACGTGCCGCAATACCGGGACCTTGCGTTTGAGAAACCGCAGCCCCCGCTACGGGTGAAGCTCGATCCGCCGGTCGAATTCGACGGGCGGACATACCGCGAACTCATTTTGGACTTCGACGCGATGATCGGCAAAGATTTTCAGCGTGCGGAGCGGGAGTTTCAGCACCTCTACAAGGCCGAAAAAAACGAGATGCCCCTGCCGGAACTGAAGCACCTGTATCACTGCATCATTGCCTCGCATCTGGCGAACGTCCCACTCGGCGTAATTCTAAAATTGCCGCGGCGGGTTTACACACCGCTGCGGACAGAAGTCCTAAAAGCCTGTGGCAGCTCGCCGGAAGAGGAGAATCAATAACCGATCTCCTGCGCTCGCTAACGATGCGTTTGGCGCGGGCCGGTTGCGGCAGCGTCGATTACTGGATGGGGCTGCCGATTCCCGAGGTGCTAAAATACCTGCTGGTCTTGAGCGACCAGCTGGCCGAGGAAAACGAAGCCGCCGAGCAGGCGGCAAAAAGGAGGTGATTCACTAGTGGGTCCGAAGCGCCAATACACGGCGGTCTTCGCTATAGGCGCCAAGCTGCTCGGCACGTTCCGCGGGGCAATGACAGCCGCGAACGCACGCCTCCGGGGCCTACAGGCGGCAGCGTCGCGCGTCGGCGGGGTGATTAAAAAGCTGACGCTCGCCTTCGGCGGCTTGTTCGCGGTGTTCGGCGGATTTCTAGCGGGCAAGATCTTTCAGCAGATTTTCGGCACCGCGACCGAGGAGGCCGTCGAGGCGCACCAGCGCACCCGGTCCCTTCTCGTTTCGCTGCGGCAAATGGACGAGATCCGAAAGCGGGGCAAGGGCGGCGCGGAAGAGGAACTCAAGCGCATCTACGCGCACAACCAAGCGCTTGAGGAGCAGGGCGTGCTACAAAAGGACCTGCTCGACGATATGGCCGTGGTTCTCGCCCGGGCGAAAATCCCGTCAAAATATATTCAGGAGACCACCGACAAAATGGCGGACCTGCTGGTCGCTACGGTCGGCGTCACGGCTACGCAGCAGGATGCGGTTGCGATGGCCAACGCGTTTAAAAAGGCGGTCTCCAGCGGCAAGGTGCTCTCGCTACAAAAGCAGGGCGTCGATATCACGAAGGAGCAGGCCAAGGAGTTTTCAAAGGTGACCGGCAAAGTGGCGCGCTACCACGCGCTGATGAAAATCCTCGGGGACAATTACAAGGACGTGAACAAGCAGGCCCGGAACACGCCCGAAGGCCGGATTCAACTTTTCCGCAACGCCATCAAAAACATGGCGCAAGACATCGGCGAGCAGCTGCTACCGGCGCAGGCCGAGCTGGCCGATGCGTGGAAGGCGGCGCTGCCGGAAGTCGGGCCGCTGCTCATTGCGGGCATGAAGCTGCTGCTCAAGCTGGTCACGAAATTGGGCAACGTCGTTCGCACCCAGCTCATTCCGTGGTGGCACGAATTCCAAAAGACCGAGCGCTTTCAGCAGATGAAAAACATTCTGAAATGGTGCCAAGATCATTTCGGCGCGATCGCGATTACGGTCGGGGTTATAGTCGCGGCCCTCGCGGGCCTAAGCGTGCTCGGCACCATCATCCCGATCATCGTCGCGGTCGCAAATCCGATCGGCCTCATCGTGATCGCGGTGCTGGCCGTGGTAGCCGCGATCGCACTCATGTGGGCGAAGTGGGACGCCATAAAACAAATGTTCCCGGGCACCGCGGCGGTCATCGAGCACTTCATCGAGGGCTTCAAAGTTTCCTTTAAAGCCGGTTTCGATTTCGTGATCGCAATTTTCAAATCGGTCATTGCGATCTTCACCGGCGACTGGGAGGGCGTAGGCACCGCGTGGGCAAAGGTGTGGGCCGACATGGGTGCGATCGCCGAGTGGTGGAAAACGACGCTGATCGAGGTAGCGAAGGCGGTCGGGCAGGCGTTCAAAGATTATTTTCTCCGGGTGTTCGAAGACATCAAAAGCATCTGGACGTGGATGAAGGGTTTTTCGTGGGAGGGCATCAAAAAGATGTTTTCCGAGGGCAAGGAAGCCGCGACCGCCTACGGCCAGCAGATGGGCGGGGGCGAGCAGGAAGCGATCGCGTCGCACTACGCCAGCGCCGCCGGTGTAGCGGGTGCAGAGAAAGCCATCCCCGCGGTGCCGCTCTCGGCTGAAGCGACGAAATCGATCGCCGCCGAGCGGGCCGACATCATTAAGGATTTGGAACGGCCCGAGCTGCGCAACCTCGTCTCGGCGACGCTGACGCGCGAGATGAGCGGTGCCGAAGGCCAGAAGGACGTGCTCGAAAATTTGGTCAACCGCTCGGTCGCCTACAAACGCGCGGGCAAATACGGGGGCATCGAGCAGATGATCAAGGGCGGCTTTTATGGCCCGTATAACCGGGGCGAAACGCAGGCGACGATGGCGAAGGGCCTTTCCGACCAGCGCTCCGAACAGGTGAAGGCCATGATCGACGAAGTGGCCGCGGGCCGCAATGTGATGCGGGGCATGACCGATCAGGGCGTGAACGTCGGGAACCGGGAATACATCCGCGGCGAAGGCTATTCCTATGGGCACGGATTTGGCGAGCAATACAAAACCGCGGCCTATCTTGAATCGAAGAGGGCGGCAGAGGCGGGGGCAAGCGTAGCCGGGCTGGCGGACGGGGGCATCGTCACAAAGCCGATCCTTGCCGCTATCGGCGAGAGGGGACCGGAGGCCGTGGTGCCTTTGTCCCGCGGCGCCGCCGGGGGTGCACCCGGTGCGGCGCACACCGCGGTCCATTTCGCGCCGGTGATCACGGTGAACGGGAACATGGGCGAAGAGGAGCAGCGGGCGCTGGACGCGCGCCTGCGCGATCTCGCCCGGGACTTCGTTTCGCATTTCAAACGGGCGCAAACACACGAACGGCGATTGAGTTACGAGGGCGGCTATGGATAAGGCGCTCGACATTCAGCCGCCGATGCCGCCGGAATTCGAGGCGCCGCCCGGCGTGACGATCACCGACCCGATCTGGATCGCGCTCGGGAAACCGGCCACGCCGCGGGTGATCATTTCTACGCAGGGCGACTGGTGGGACACGATCGCCATGCGGGCCTACGGCATGAAGCGCGGCAATGAGCGCCTCATGTATCGGCTCCTTGAGGCAAACTACCCGCTACGGGAGGTCTCAAATTTTCCGGCGGGCCTCGCGGTGATCGTGCCCGATCGAGAAATCGAAATCGAAATTCCGCTGGTGCCGTGGAAAAGCGCCGCCGTGGGTCCCGCAAAATGATCGGCCAAGTTCGCGCAGCACATCCGTCGATCAGTATGGGCGGCGAGGATTTTTTCAGTAAGCTGGCGCCCTACTTCATCAGCCTCAGTTACACCGACAACTGCGACGGGAAAAAGGCCGACGACCTTTCGATCGAGCTTTCGGATCGCGACATGAAGTTTATCAGCACATGGGCGCCGCAAAAGGGCGCGACCCTCGACGTCGGCATTATCACCGAGCGCTGGTTCACGCCGATCGGGTCGGACCTTTCGCTCGACTGCGGCACCTTCTGGATCGACTCCGTAGAATTCGAATTGCCGGATCAAAAGGTGCACATAAAGGCAAACTCGATCCCGACAAATGTGCGCCTCAAATCGGCGAACGAAAGCCGGGGATGGGACGATGCGAACCTGAAAGATATCGCCGACCAGATCGCCGGGGAGAACAAAATGAGCGTCGACTTTCAGGCCGAAAATAACCCGCGCTACACGCGCACCGAGCAGCACGATGAAAGCGCGCTGGGCTTCCTCATGAAGCGCTGCGCAAACGCCAAGCTGGCGATCAAGGTGCACCGCAACAAGATCGTTATTTTCGACGAGGAGAAACTCGAGTCGGAGGCGCCCAAATTTGCCATCGTCTACGGCAACGTCCCGGGGACCGGCTTCGGTTCATTTTACCGCATGGCGGGCGGCACCTTCACCTCGACGATCGCCGACACCGCGAAAAAGGCGAAGGTGAAACACACGGTGGTCGAGAGCGGCGAAACCTCGGAGGGCGAAGCTGAATCGACCGAGGAGGACGATGATGCCGCCGATAGCGACGTCGATCACAACGTGAACGAAGACACCGACGAGGAGCAGGAGGACGGCGGCAACGGCGGCAACGGCGGCGGGAACGGTTCGCGCGAGGTGCCGGTGAGCGAGGGCAGCGCCTCGCAGTGGAACGCCTCCGATAGCGTGAAAGCGAAGGCCGTCCTGCGCGACAAAAACAAACACAAATTCACCGGCAAGATCGCCCTCTCGCTCGGCAACCCGCTCATTGCCGCCGGGCAAACTTTCACCCTGAAAGGGGTCGGGCAATACGACGGGACTTGGTTCATCGAATCGGCACACCACGAAGTCGGCCCGGAATATAACACCGAGCTGACCGTGCGGAAGTGCCTCACCGGCTACTGACATGGCACGATCACCGCATAAACCGCCCCGGCGCCGCGCCACGCTGCCCGCCACGGGGCTCATTTGCCCGATCCCGGGCGGTCATACCGCCGGGGGCGCCCGGGCGCACAGGGGGGCCTATGGCTAAAAACATCCTTTCGGACACCGACTACACGAAGGGCTGGGACAACCGCTTCGGCGTGGCCGTAGTAATCGGCAAGGTGCAAAAAATCGAGTGCAGCGAAAAGGGGGCAAACGTGCGGGTGAGCATGCCCGACCGGGTCGATCACGAAGGGCAGCCGCTCATCACGAAGCCGGTCCCGGTGCTACAAATAGCGTCGCAGGCGAAAAAGAGCTTCGCCGTGCCCCGGTGTGACGACAACGTGCTCATGGTGAAGCTGGCGAACGGGACCAGCAACTACGTGGCGATCGGCTCCTTTTACACCAGCAAATCCCCGCCGCCGGTCACCGACCCGCTTCTCGATTACACCGAATGGGAAGGCGGGCACACCGAAACGCGCGACGCGAACGAGGACGCCGAGGTATTTCTGAAGCAGGATTTCAAAGGCGGCTGGGATGCCACGATCAAAAAGGACGTGAACCTCAAGACCACCGACGGCGCCAAAATGAATCTGGAAGCCGACGGCGACGTGCTGGTGAAATCGGCGACCGGGAATATCAACGTCGAAAGCCCGACCGGCACGGTGAACATCAAGCAGCAGAAGATCGTGCTGGAGGCGACAAACATCGAGCTGAAAGGCGCGGTCAAAATCACCGGCGCCATCGATCACACCGGGAACATGGAAACGCACGGCGTGCACCACGACAATATCGGCTACCACACCGCGGGCACGCAGCGCGATGAACGAATAGCGAAGCTGGAAGCGCAGGTCCGGGCGCTTGAAATCCGGTTCTCGCAATTGGAGGCTCGTTATGGCGGTTGAGGGCATTTACGGCGCGGTGGTTTTCGGGCGTGCCCGCGGGCGCATCCACACCTTTCAGGAGGTGACCCGGCACTACACCGGGCGCTTTAATGCGCACATGGTGCACATGCGCAAACCGCTGCTGGAGTGGGCCGGGAACGATCTCGTTAAAATAACGATGAACGTGAACCTCGACGCGAGCTGGTGCGGGGACCCGAATCCGATCCTTGCGGAGTGGCATCTGTTCCACGAAAACGCGCTGGCGGCGCCGCTCGTGATCGGCGGCAAACCTATGGGGCCGGGCCTTTCCCTTTTCGTGATCACCGAGCTGCAGGAAACGCACAAACACTGGTTGCCCGGGGGCAAACTAATCGCGGTCGAGCTGCAGGCGACGTTCCAAGAATATATCGCGTTCAGTGAGGGCCTACTTTCGCAGCTGGGCATTCCGGGCTTCGGCAGTTTTATCGGTTCAGGAGGACTATAAAATGGCAGGCAGCCTCACTACACCTCCCGGCACCGGCACCGGGGTCCCGCCGATGATCAAGGATGCCTTTCCCGGGCACGGGACGGTCGGAGATCTCGGCGTGAACTGGCGGATCAAATTTGCCGACGCCGACGGCATCCCGCTGAACATGCTCTCGTTTGAAACGATCGATTTCGGGGCCATTGCCTACAAGGAGATTTTTCAAAACGTGAAAACGATTCTGGCAACGCCGGTTTTCAGCGCCGCGCTGGAGCGCCTACTCGGCGTCGATGCCTCGATCGTAGACCGCCCAATTGATAATGCCTCGGAGGCTACGATCGCGATTCTGGACGCGATTTACTATTGGGAACCGCGCGCCGAACTCGTGAACGTGCTCTTCGATGCCGACGTGGTAGCCGGGCACCTCATCTGCGACGTCCAGCTGAAAATCAGAAACGTCATTTTCGGCACGGACACGCCTTACGATCGGAACAGCATTTTCAAAACGCCGCCGGTGGTGCAGGCGCTACCGCCGCCCACGCCGCCCGCACCCGGGGGCGGGGATGTGATCTACGTCGAGGGGCCGCCGGGGCCGGAAGGACCGCCGGGGCCTACCGGGGCAACCGGATCGAAAGGCACCCGGGGCAGCCTCTGGTTCACCGGGGCCGCCGACCCGATCGGGACGATGGCAAACGTGCAAGCGCAGGACATGTATCTGAACACAACAACCGCCGCGATTTTCCAGTTCGACGGCACACAATGGAGGATGATATTCAATGGCGTGGCAACCTAAAGGCAACATCAAAGGCCCGGCGGGGCCAGCAGGCCCGCAGGGAAATGTAGGCGCAACCGGGGCGCAAGGGCCAGCAGGCGCGGACGGCGCGCAGGGGCCACCCGGGGCGCAAGGCCCGGCAGGGCCGACCGGCGCAACCGGGCCGCAGGGCACCCGGGGCAGCACTTGGACGGTCCAGCCGAATGCGCCGGGCACGATCCCGGGCTCGCTTCCCGGTGACATGTTTCTGAATAGTGCGACCGGCGACATTTATCAGGCCGACGCGCCGACCGGGCGTGAAGCGGCGAGGGGCGAGAAGGTTCACTGGCGCAAGGTAATGGGCGATCCCGATCCCGAGGGTTAAAAACATGGCGTGGCAACCCAAAGGCAACATCAAAGGGCCGCAGGGTGCACCCGGTGCACAGGGCGCGACCGGCGCGCAAGGCCCTCCGGGCACACCCGGCGAAGCATGGTGGAGCGGTGCGGGGCCGCCGATCGGGACCGCGCCCGGCACGCAGGTTGGCGACTGGTATTTGGACACCAATAGCGGCATCGTTTACGAGAAAACCAGCGCCTCAATTTGGACGCAAGTAGCGAGTATCAAAGGCCCGAAAGGCGACACCGGCACGCAGGGCTCGCAGGGCATTCAGGGAATTGAGGGGCCGCAGGGGCCGACCGGACAAGCTGAGGCTTGGTATTCTGGCGCGGGTGCACCGGCTACCGGGCTGGGGGCAGTCAACGATTGGTATTTGAACATTTCGCTCGGCGACGTTTACGAGAAAACGGCCACGTCGACATGGACGCTCCGCGGGAACATAAAAGGCCCGACCGGATCACAAGGGCCGCAGGGCAACACAGGCGCGACCGGATCGCAAGGAACTCAGGGGCCACAGGGAATTCAAGGACCACAGGGCACAACGGGCGCACAAGGACCAACCGGACAAGGCGTGCCCGTGGGCGGTGCGCTGGCCGCGATCCTGCGCAAGAAAAGCGCGACCGACTTCGATACGGAATGGAAGCCGCTCGCTAGTCTCCAGCAGACTGCGGTTGCGCCTACGCCAACAGTTGGAGTTACGGCAAAGATGCTCGGCATGGGCAGCACCGCGCAAATTACGCCGACATGCAGCGGCAAGCTGCTAGTCACGATCACGGCGAGCGCGTTCTGGACGACGGGCGGAAATTTCTTCAGTCTTGCCGGGATACGTTATGGGACAGGGACGCCACCAACCAATGGCGCGGCATCTGCCGGAACGCCCATCGGTGCCAGCATGCAGACGGCAACTCAAGCCGCCGTTCCTGTAACCAGTCCAATGACCGCGACAGTCGTAGTTACCGGATTAACCGTTGGAACGGCATACTGGTTCGATCTTGTTGGGCAAGGCAGCAATGCCGCAGCCCAGCTGAATATAACAAACTGCTGGTTTACGATCACCGAACTACCATGAAACAGCGACAATGAAATGGAGATCATGTGGCTGATGACAAAGGCAACCACACCGGCCTCTGGGCGGCTGTCGGGAAGATCGCCGCACCATTCATTGGTGGCGTTATCGCCGCTGCGTTCTGGTTCGGTGTGCGGTCGCAGAAGCTCGCCAGCACGCAGACGGAAATCCTACTCTGGAAGGCCGAAGTCGCGCCGCAGATTCAACGCATGGACAGCAAAGGCACCGCGGCGGGCGAACGGTTTTCACTGGAACAGGCAAAGGAGCTGGGCCGCTTGGATGAGCGCATGAAGGAAGTGGAAAAGGACTCGCGGTCGATCGAAGCGATGAAGTTAAAAATCGAAGGACTGGAGCGGGCGATCCTGATCGACAGGCCGCGCCCGGCGAAGCCATGACCTACACAATCATCGTTCTCCTGCTATGCGTGCTCGGCCTTACCGCGTGCACGATCAAGATCGAACCGCTGGCAAAACCGAAGCCGGTGGTGGTGCACCGGCACGGGAAGAAGCATCACACCGCGCACCGGCGCGCGGCAGCAGAGGGCGCCGCCTACGTCACCCCGCAATGGCTGAACGAATATCATTCGCTGGAGGCCGATCACGGCGGTTACGTGATCCCGGACGACAGCCGAATTCAGGTCCAGAACGACGGAAAAATCAAAGTGCCGCACACGGTCGTTAAGCATTTTAACGACCTGAGCCGCGCGCCGGTTCGGCCCGCCGAGCCGAAACCCAACGAATAAAAATGAAGGCCGAAAAACTGCTCACGATCTCGCCGGTGACGATCTACTACGAGGACGGGGGCGCATACATTTGGTTCGTTTCCGATCTCGACATTTGCAACGACGGCTGCGGCCCGGCACACGGCGACGATTATCACCAGTCGCAGACCGCCTACTATTCCGGCGGCATCGAAGGCGGCAAATACCTCAACGCCGACAAGGACCGCTACATCGTCGTCCCGCCGCAGGTGCGTGCACAGGTGCCCGGCATAGTGATGGGCTGCCTCGGGCGCCTCACGAATAAGAACACCGGCAAATCGTTTCCCGCGGTGACCGGCGAGATCGGCCCGGACGATAAGACCGGGGAGGCCGCCTACTGCTTGGCGAAAAAGGCAAACCCGGCGATCTCCTACAACAGCGGCGATGAACGCCGGATTTACCTTTACGAGCTGTGGCCGGACATCCCGGCGGTCGTCAACAACTTCACTTACAAACTCCAACCCGCTTAAAAAATATGGCCCTTGTAATTCAGCCGCCCACACCGCCCGAGCCCGGGTCCCCGGACAGCCCGGTTTCCGCGCTACCCGGTGCGCCCGTTTATGGGCTGCCCTACGTGCCCGACATCGACTTCGCGGTCAAAGACCCCACGGTGATCGCGAGCGAGGTTATCGTCGATTATGAGGCCGCGTTTCTGGCCCTCACCGGCATCGCAAAATCGCTGGCGCCCGGGGACCCGGTGCGGCTACACCTGCTCGTCGTGTGCCACTGGCTTTCGCACCAGCGCACGCTGATCGATTTCACCGGCAAACAGAACCTGCTGAAGTATGCCCGGGACGATTACCTCGACAACCTCGCGGCACTTTACGGCGCGCGCGCGATGCGCCTTCCGGCATCCGCGGCGCTGACCACGCTGCGTTTTTCGCTGGCCGGGCCACTTGCATTCACGGTGACAATTCCGAAGGGCACCATGTGCCAAGCGCCGACCGCGGTCGTGTTCAAAACGCTCAAGGATGGCATCATTTCGGCAGGCGACCTGACCGTAGAAGTGAACGCGCAGGCGCTCTCGGATGGCGAGGTCGGGAACGGCTTTGCCCCGGGGCAAATAAACAGCATCATCAACTGGAATCAGTCCTACGGGATGAACGTAGAAAACACCGTCATCACGGCGGGCGGCAGCGAAAAAGAAAACGATGAGCAGTATCGCTACCGGGTCTGGTTGGCGATCGAAAGTTTCTCAACGTGCGGCCCCCGGGACGCATACGAGTTCTGGACGCTCACGGCGCACCCGGACATCATGCAGGCCGTGATTCATTCGGCGCCGGAAATCGCGGGCGAGGTCTGGATTTACCCGCTACTGAAGGGCGGGCAGATTCCTACGCAGCCAATTTTGGATCTAGTTTTGGCGGTGTGCCGGGCCGATACCCGGCGCCCGGTGACCGATTACGTGAGCGTTTTTGCGCCGGTCGTTTTCACTTACCGGCTCAACATGGATTACTGGATCGAAAAGGACAACGAGGTGCTGCTTGAAACGATAAAAAGCAACGTCGAGGCCGCGGCGGCGGACTGGATTTTATGGCAGCGGTCCTATGTGTCCCGGGACCTGAATTGCGACGAGCTGCGCAAACGGTGTTTGCAGGCCGGTGCGAAGCGCATCTTGGTCCATACGCCGACGCCGACCTTTCAGGTGATGAATTACAACCAGCTGGCGGTGCACAATGAGGCCGTCGGTAGCGAGCCGATCGTAAACTTTGTTGCTTTAGAGGAGGCGTAACCGTGCCATCAGGAATATCAAAACGCACCGGGCGAAACCACAACTTCATCGACGGACGCGGGGCGACGCCAGAATATCACACTTGGAAACGCATTAAGGGTCGCTGCTTTAATACCCGACTGCCCGACTTTAGATACTACGGCGGGCGGGGTATTACGATGGCGAAGGAGTGGGTCAACGACTTTCCGTCTTTCCTCGCACATATCGGCAAGCGGCCTTCGCCGCTGCACACCATTGACCGCATAAATAACGACCGGGGCTACGTGCCCGGGAACGTGCGATGGGCGACGCGGGCCGAACAATCGAATAACTCCCGGCGATGCCGGATGATTACGTTTCGCGGCGAAACTTTGCCGCTGCTGGCGCAATGCCGAAAATGGGGCGTCAAAAAACCCAGTCTACAATGGTGGATTTACCAGAAGGGCCGCGATCCGGTTGCCGGGCTTGAACATTACATCAGGAGGCTCCGGGCATGATTTCTCTCATCAACACCACACGCGAAACACGGCGCGGGCTGCTGCCAAGCGGGAGGGAAAGCCCCGCGGCATCCCGCGCCACATTTACTACGTCGTCGCTTTTCCTTCCCGACCCGTCGCTTTGCGATACCGATCTCTGCCGCTGCGGGCATCAACGGCGCGGGCATGAAGCGAAGCGCGGCAGGTGCTACATGAAGGCGTGGGCGCGGCATCGGTGCCCGTGTTCGCTTTTCAGGAGGCCCGGGGCATGAGCACCACGCTGCGCACGTCCAAATTGATCGACCTGTGCACGTCGTCGATTTCCTACGATGCGCAGGTGAAATCGGCCTGCGCGGCCTTTGACCGGCAGATGTATCAGATCATCGACGAGACCGGCGTCGTGATCATGATCCCGAATATTATGGGCATCAATGACCCGGCGCTCATCGATATTCTGGCGTGGCAATTCCACGTCGATTTCTACGACGCGAACCGGCCCCTTGAGTTCCGAAAAAACCTCGTCCAGAAGTCGATCACTTGGCACATGCGCAAGGGCACCGTGGCACTCGTGCAGGAGGTGCTCGACACGTATTGGCCCGGGGGCGCTACGCTCGTCGAGTGGTTCGATTACATGGACCCGCTGCCGCCTAATTACCCGACCGCACCGGGTTGGCATGACCGTTATCGCTTCCGCGTTTACGTCGACGAGAACATCATCGTCGACCCGGACACCGAGCAGGCGGTGCTGGAATTGATCGACCGTTATAAGCCGGTCTCCCGGTGGTGCGAAGGAGTTTTCAGGGCCATCGCCAGCGATTGCACGATCGGCTGGTGCGCCATGCTGCTGCGCTTCATTTACCGCGAAATCGACGCGCCCGATCTTATCGCGCACGGCTACCTGCTATCCGGGCCATCAACCTGCGTCCCGAACGTAGCATCGGCGCCGTTCACCGTGGCGCTGCGCGTAGGCGACACGCTGCCAGACCCGGTTATTCTTACGCCGAACGATGGCACCGCGCGGGGCACGTTCACGCCCCGAAACCTCACGCTCACAACGGAAACCCGAACCGGGACCTTCACCTACACTGCCCGCGCCGCGGGCACGGTGCAGATCGGCGTCACGAATAACGGCGGGCTGGCCAACCCAGCAGCGATCACGGTGGTCAGCGGCCCTTAAAATGTTAAAAAGTAAAAGGAGAAACCCATGTCACTAGCCAAACAAGAATTCACAGACGCGGGCCGCAGCATGCTGGGCCGGGCGCAAAATGCGGAGTTACTTCGCGTCACGAAAATCGTGGTCGGTAGCGGCGTGGCATCGGCGCCGAGCGAACTATGGCCGCTCACCGCGCTGAAAGCCTACGTCATGGACGTCGTGATTTCGTCGAAGCGCGATCTCGGGAACGGCATCATGCTGGTCGAGGGAAATTTCCGCAGCGACCAAGCGCCGCATGCTTTCGATTTGCGGGAGGTTGGCGTCATGGCGCACATCGCCGCGGAGGCCGACCGGCTTTACTCGGTCTCCAACGTTTTGGCCGAGACCCCCGATCATATCGACCCGGCGGCGCCTACGGTGCAGGTCTTCAAAATCAAAATGATCGTCGACCGGATTCCTACCGGGAACATCACGGTCTCGATCGGGCCGAGCGAAGCGGTGATGGGCGAAAACATTGGCTCGGACACGACCGGCCCCGGCCCCTACAAAGAGACCACCGGCAACGTGCTGCGCTTTAAGCGGATCGTGCAGGGCACCGCGATGGAGATTCACGATGAACCGGGCGGCGACACGATCTACATCGGCACATCGGTCCTGCACAATAACCTCGACCTTTACGTGCCGGAAACCTACCCGGGCATCACCGACCCGAACGTGCTCTTCCCGACGATTCAGGCGGCGCACGATTACCTTTTGCAGTTTCACATCCCGCCGGACAAGCTCGCCACGATTCATTTGTGGAAAGGCCTCTTCGACGGGCGGGTCACGCTCGGGCACCCCGACAGCCAGCAAATTTTCCTCGTCGGCCAACCGCGGATCGACATCCCGGTCACCGCCATCAATTACGTTTCACCCACGCAAAAGAACGTGGCCTGCGCGAATGCCGCCGCGACGGGCCTAACCAACGGGGTGCCGTGCTACCTGATGAACGTGGACGCGGGCTGGGCGGGCGGGTGCGTGGCGCAGAATGTGGCAGCTGCGTTCGTCACCTGTAGCACGCTCAAGCGCGACACGCAGGCTGTCTACAATCTGAGCGACACCGGGCAGTTCGGCGCGGCGCGCCGGTTGACGTGGATGCCCTCGATCATTTACGTCGCCAACCCGAATCCCGGGCAGCCGTGGCCCGCTACGCACGTCAACGTCGCGGCGCCCAACGGCCTCAACGTCCAGAACGTTTGCGTCATCGGCGGCTTTCACGGCCTCTCGCTGGGCGGCACCCGGTCGACGGTTAAGGATGTCTACATCACCGGCTGCGGCGTCGCCCTTTCGATCGCAGGCTACTGCGTGGTCGGTTGGCCCTCCGATGTCGTGTGCACCGACAGCGATTTCGGTTTCGGCGGCGGGGGCACGCTGGTCGGGCACAACCAAAACGTGAACCTGTGCGCGAACGCATGTGGCGCGGGCATCTCGACCGGCGACGGGAGTGGCTACGGTGCGATCCCCGGCGTCCCCGCGATCTCGGGCAAAGTGTATTTGAATCACTGCTATCAGGGGGCGCGAAACTGGGGCGCAACCATTGAGTTAGGCAATGTTTATTTCGTGAATTGCGACGTCGGCCTTGAGGCCGATTACGGCGGCATTTTTATCTTCGGCCCCTTTTCGAATTTCCGCGGCAACAACGGCGTGGACCTGAAGGCGTTTGGAACGAGCTTCATCACCTACAAGCAGGGCACCGGCGGCGCGCCAACCTGCAACCCCGCCGCGGGCCTTAGCGGCGGGAATTATGGCTCCTATATTTCGGTCGTCCCCTAAGCGCCCGGGGCACGGTGTGAGATGCTTCGGTGCGCTTCCGGGCATGAATAGGCGCCGCCGGGGACCACGTTCCCGGCGGTGCAATACTTCCGATAATTTTCGTGCCAGTCCCGGCGCTTACGCCAATTGAGCCGCTGGTCCATATCGCGCACGAATAAAAAGGCGCCCCGGTCGATCTGGACGTGCGTGCGCATGATGCCTTTGAGGCGCTGATATTCAGCCCGGCGCTCTTCAAACGGAAGCGCCCGGAGGCGGTCGCGCTCGGCCTTGTCGGCCTCGGTGTAAACCCGGCGCTGGGGTGCCGCGGTGAAGAAGGGGTCGATGGGCATGCTACAGCAGGTCACCTTTCGCGGCGGCCTCCGAAGCCCGCTTCGCGGCACGCTGATCGAGCAATTCCATTATCACGGCCCAGTTCTCGTCCCGCATGAACTCGGCGACCCGGTCGGTGGGGATTTTGTCGAAGGTTTGCTCCAAATCGATCCAGCCCTCGTCGAGGGCCATTGCGATGAAATCGTCCGGCGTGCAATTCCCAACCGCCAGCAGGGCGGCAAACTTCTGGTGCGGGGTTTCGGCCTTCTTCTCAATCGAACGGGCCGCCGGGGCCGCCGGGCTTTTCCGGGTCAGCGTCGGCGCTTTTTTTTTCGGCTCCTCGACCTTGCGCTCGGGCGCGGGAGGCACCGGCGTGGGCTCCACGTCGACGACGGTGCCGCCATTCGCGGCGGCTGGGCCGGTGTTACCCGGAAACACCGGGCGCGCGATGTCGGCGGCCCCGGCGGCCTCAATCTCCTCGGTGATAAACATGCCGCCCAGCATGGTCGGGAAGGAGCTGCGTAGGGCGTCGGCCTCGGCGCACTTTACGATCATCCCGGCGGGATCGTCTTTCCAGATGCCGTAGCCTTTGTTAAAGCGCTCCAGCCGGACCCGCTTTTTCATCGGGTGCGCCCGGTTCTTGAAAAACACCGTGGCCCAACCGCCAAGCACCCGGTCGTTCGGCATGTGCCAGTCGCCTATGAGATCGTGGATGTTTCCCTCGCGCAAAACGATCGTGCCGCTATCCATGCCATCAAATTCCGGGTGCAGCTCGGCCCGCTTGAGAAAAGCTTGGTGGGCGGTGATTAGCGAGAAGGACGCGCCGTGCTGGCCATCGTAGCCGATCAAAAATGCGTCGCCCTCAAAGGGATTAAGCTTCCGGGCCTGACACATGAGCATAAAGCGAAAGGCATCCTCATCGGTGCACGTTTTGCCGGTCTTCGTTTTGACCGCGATCATCCGCTTTACCAGCTCGATCGAGAGCTGGATTTTGTCTTTCGTGCCGAAGGGCACAAACTCGATTATTTGCTTTCCTTTTTCCTCGCTCATTCCTCCTCCTCCTCGTTGCCCGCGGTGCGGACTTTTAATTTCTCTTTGCCGGTCGCCAGCGTGACCACGAGATCGTCGTAATGGTAAACGATATCGCCGCCGGGGGTCCGGCCTATGGCGTCGGCGTTCGCATGAAGCGCGGCGACCAGATTCCCCTTCGCTTCGACTTCCCTTTTCGTGTGTTCCATTCGCGTATCGCGGGCCGTCACGTAGCGGTCGACGAGCACGTCAACCTCGGGCACACGCACCTGCGCAACGCCCGGCCCGGTGAGGCCCGGGAGTTCGCCCCGGCCATTCGTCGGTGTTTCAGACATAGAGAAGCTCATGCGGGCACAGTGCGCCCGGCGTCGGCATCGGCAAACTTGTCGTAGACCTTATCCTTCAGCCCGGCGGTGAGCAGGCCCTCGATTAATTCCTGCATGGGCATCCTCCTTTGGACGCTCAAGACCCGGATGCGGTGATGCAGCACATCGGCGATCTTTACCGTGCGGGTCATCAACGGGCGCGGGTGCGCCACCGGAGTGGTTTTGGGTTTTCGTGCATTTTTCACAATGGGGAGCTTGACACTCTCCGCACAAAGGGTCAAGTGGAAAAGTGCGAAAAAATCCCAAGGCGATCGCGATCCCGCAGATCAAGACGCTGGAGGAGGCCGATGCGCACCAGCGAAAGCATGGCTTCCCGGCAATCATCTCGGCCCGGGAAAGGCAGCTCGACCGGGTGCACGGCGCCGTCGACCTGAACGATCGAAAGCCGAAAAAGCTGCGCGGCGTCGAGCCGCCGAAAATGAACCAGACCGAGCGCGAGTTCTCGGTGCTACTGCTGGCGCAAAAGGTGCACGGCCAGATTCTCGATTTCGTGTTTCAGGGCCTGCGCCTCCGGTGGGGCGGGGGCATGAACTACAAAGCCGATTTCACCGTGCGCCGCACCGATGGCGGGATCGTCGTGATCGAGGTGAAGGGGCCGCAAATATGGGACCGGGACATCGTGCGCTTTAAAGGATGCCGGGCCGAGTGGAAGGAGTGGTTCGATTTCCAAATGCACCAACGCGCCGAAAACAAAACATGGTCCCGATTACTGTAGGCCGCCCGGTTACAACGCCATCGAACCTCCTGCGGCGCATGCTATGCCCCGGGAGTGCCCGCATGGAGGCGAACATGCCCGACGAGGATTCCGAGGATGCCCGGGTCGGGCGCTTGTTTCACCGCTACTGGACCAACCCGAATTACGACCGCGCCTTCCTCACTGATGCCGAGCGCGACCTGCTCGACCTGTCCGACCGCCTGCTGCGGGATGTGCTGAACCAGCTCGCCTTCGAAAACGAAGACGACGTGTTCACCGAACACACGATCGAAACCCGGGACGGCAAATTCACCGGCACGCCGGACCAAGTTTACGTGTGGAAGCAGCGCCGGACGGCCCTCGTAAATGACCTGAAAAGCGGCTTCGGCGTGGTCGAGCGGGCCGAACTGAACCTGCAACTGCGCGGCTACGCGGTGCTGGTCGCCGACCAGATTGTGTCATGGCCCGTGGAGCACGTTTACGTTTCCGTTTTGCAGCCCCGTTTGTGGGCGCCCAGCGACCGCATCACGATGGCGCACTACGTGCCGGGCGACATAAATCTGGCCCGGGAGCAGGTCTACGGCATCATCGCGGCCTCCGAGGCCCCCGACGCGCCCCTACACGCGGGCGAGGAGCAGTGCCGCTACTGCCGGGCCAAGCTTACGTGCCCGGCCTTCCGGGCGGCGCTGGCGCTACCCGTGGCGGCCTTCAAAAGCGAGCTGGACCTTTCAAAGACGGCCCGGGAGGCCTTCATCGAGGCCCGGGTGAAAGCGTGCACGGACGAGCAGCTGGAGACCGTGATCGCGGCCTGCAAGCTGGCGGGCTTTGTCGAAAACCCGGCCCGGGATGAGGCCCGCACCCGCATCGAGGCGGGCCGGTTCCAAAACTTCGTTCTCGGCAAGCCGAGCGAGGTGCGCTCGATCACGAATGTCCGCAAGGCGATGGCCATGCTTATTCTGGCCCGGGTCGCTACGCGCGACGAAATCCTCAACGTTTGCGAGGTGCCGGTGAAACCGCTGGAGGAGATTTACCGTAAACAACATGGGGGCACATGGCAGCAGGCCCGGGACAAAGTGAACAAGGTTCTCGATTCCGTGCTGGCGCGCGAGCCACGCAAGCCTAAAATCCTGCCGAAAAAATGAGCCACGAACGATGCCGCTCCTGCAACCAGCGAATCCGCTGGGCCGTGACGGTGAAGGGCCGCCGCATGCCGATCGACCCGGTGCCGGTGCCCGACGGCAATATTGAGCTGGAGGAGCGCGAGGGATTCCTGACCCCGCTGGCAATTGTGCGGGTGAACATTCCGACCGGCGAGCCGGTGCCGCCGGTGCTCTACAAATCACATTTCGCAACGTGCCCGCAGGCGGGCAAATGGCGGTCGCGCACATGAGCGCCGAAATCCCCGACCGCGAATACCTGCGCGAAACCGCGCGCTTGATCGAGGCGCGCCTGCCCGATAACTACGGCTTCATCTGCTTGGCGTTTCCGTTCGGCGAAGGCGGGCGCTTGTTCTACACCAGCAACGCGCGGCGCGAAGATGCAGTCGCGGCGCTGAAGGAATGGCTGATTCAGGCGGGCGGCGAAGAGGAATGGATGCGGCACATCAAATGAGCCACGTCGCGCCGGAACATTCGGGCCGGGGGTGCACCCGGTGCGGCGAGCAGAACGGGCACGCCGCCGATTGCCCGCAACTCGAAATCGAACGCCTGCAGCGGGCGAACGACGAGCTGTTCCGAATCAAGCAGCGGGTCGTGATCGCAAACCGGGACCTGATGTATGCGAACAAAAAGCTGGCCGAGCTGATCGAGGCGCGCCCGCACGATAAGGACTGCCCGCGGTTTCTGGCGAACGGCAACCTTCTCCCGGACGGCAGCCGCCGGATGTGCAATTGTTGGAAACTGGAAGCGGCCCGGTGCGTGAAATGAATCCCGAACTACAAGCGCAAACCGACGCCGTAGTAAAGGCGATCGCGCACCTCGAAACGACGCTGCGTGCGGACATTTTGATTGCCGCCACGGCGGTCTGCATCATTCTAATCATTCTCGCCATTTTCCGGCGGTGAAGGTGTGGGTCGAAACCCGGCTCGTCAAACCGCCCGCGCACACGGTCACCGGGCGCTTCGGGTGTTCGGTGATGTTCGTCGGCTATTGCAAATGGGCGAACGAATGGCGCTGGCTCCAGCCCGGCGGCATCGAGGAAAAAATCGCCGAGCCCGAGGCCCTCTTTCTGGAGGAGGATTACATTGCGAACAACCTGCTCCCTACACCGCGCGGGCGCCGGGAAAAGCCCGCCCGCATCCGGCGCAAAAAGGGCGGCGAGCAGCTCGTTTTGGGCCTTGAGGATAACGAGTGAATAAGAATCTTTGAGAAAACTCTTGCCGCACCGGGGCGCGCGGGCACATCGTGAGGCCGTTCAATGTTCAGCGCACCGAAATCTTCCAGTCTGCGGCGAGGCGCGGGCGCATTTTCTCAAATGTGCCCGGTGCTGAACCGCCGAGCCGCAGACTTGAGGGTTGGCTACTAAGGCCCGCCGGGAGCTTTTCGCGTGCCTTTATCGAGCGACGATTTCCGCGCCCGCATCGCCGCCAGTAAAGCAAAACTCGAAGCCGACCGGCCCAGCACCCCGGCCCCGCCGCCCCCGGCACCAACGCTGGAATTGTCGGCGCCGCGCGGGCGCAAACAGAAGGCGATCCAGCGCGCTACCGGCACCGGCGCCCCGGTCGACATTCATGCCGGGCCGCCGCACGCCAACGAGGCCGAGCAGGCCGTGCTGGCCGCCATGATGCAATACCCGGACCAATGCGTGCCCGAAGCCCGCCGGGAACTCACCCGGGCGCATTTCTACAACCCGATCAATGCCGAGCTTTTCGACGTCATGCTGGCCCGCTACGATGCGGGCACCGTAGAAAAGCCGTGGCTGATCCCGCTCACGATTTATTTGCGCGACGCCAAGCGGCTGGACGCGCTGGGCGGCGCCTTCTACATCACCTCCCTCTTCACGACCGGCATCGCGCAATCTTCCGTCCCGTGGTATGCGCAAATTCTCCGGGAGAAGTTCGTGCTGCGCGAACTCATCGCGCTGGGCACGAAGCTGGTTCGCGCTTCCTACGGCGCGATCGATGATGAAGTCGGCGACATCCTCGACGATTTTTCGCGCTGGCTCGACCGGGTGAAATACGACAACGCGGGCCTCAACGGCAGCGACCCGCAGCGGATCGAGGTGCTACACGCATTCAATGCCCGGGGCGACCCGAATAGCCTCATCGGGCGCCGCTGGCTCGTCCGGGGCGGCACGTCTCTGTGGGCGGGCGGCAGCGGTTACGGCAAAAGCGCCCTGCAAATGCAGCTGGCAATCTATTGGGGCTGCGGTCGGGAATGTTTCGGCATGCACCCGGGGCGCCCGATGCGCAGCCTCATCTTGCAGGCCGAAAACGATCTCGGCGACATGGCCGAGCAATTTCAGGGCGTGTATGCGGGCATCGCCGCGACACAGGATTTCAACCTTGAGGAGTGCAAGGCGCTCATCGAGAAGAACGTGATCATTCACCGAATCGTCGGCAAAACCGGCGCCGCCTTTCTGGCGCTGGCCGACGGCCTCATTCAGCAAACGCGCTGCGACATGCTCTGGATCGATCCCCTTTTCGCCTTCGCCGGGTGCGACCTTCTCAACCCCGAGAAGACCGGGCGCTTTCTGCGCGAGGGCCTTTTCCCAATCATAGTGAAGCGGAACGTGGCCTGCCATGTGCTGCACCACGTCGGTAAGCCGGTTCGGGACAAAGATGAAAGCGTGACGCCGATGAGCGAGATCGATTATCAATACCTCGGCTTCGGGACCAGCGAGATTCAAAACGCCTTCCGGGCGGTGAACGTGCTGGTGCCGATCGCGCACTCGGGCGTCTACAAGCTGGTCTTGTCAAAGCGCGGCCAGCGGGCCGGTGCGAAGGACATCGAGGGCAATTTCACGCAGACCCTTTTCCTTGAGCATTCCCGGGAAGGCATCTGCTGGCTGCCGTGCTCGGCGCCGGACGGCGAGGGCGGCGGGAAGGGCCGCCCGGCGACATTTAAACTGGAGGACGTGCTGGCCGAAATGAGCGTCATGCACCCGCTAAAGACCGGCACGCTCTGCAAGCGATTGCGCGAGGAGCGGAACATGAGCCGCAGCACATTTTTTGAGTTATGGGATCAAGGCAAACAGGCAGGCCGGATCGTGCCGGGCGGCGAAGGCGGATGGGTGCGGAAGGATGGCGGTATTAATGCCGAACAATAAGGAGGACGACGCCATTTGGGTGCGGCTCAGGCACATGCCGGAATTATCACACTACCCGGATCGGTCCCGGCCATTTAATCCGCGGGAGAGCGAGGTGCTACAATTCATTCAGCGCCTGATTCCGGGTGAACCTTTCGAACGCGCAATTTCATTATTTAAGACCGCACAGAGAGGAATTCGCGGGCCGGTGATTACTTTCGATCCGGTGACGCGGCGCTGGCGCGGCAATACAAATTGGTCACCCGCATGGGCGCATGGGGGGCAGCGCGGTTTGGGCCTCGGAGACCTACTGATGCGGATGAGCGACGTGCCCGTTCCCGCCGGTGCGCTTTACAAACATTTATGGACCGAGCTGCACATGAGCAAGTGGACATTTTTCAAAGCGCTCGATCAGGGCCTAAGCGAAGGAAAAATCGCACGCGGTGCAAGCGGCGGATGGGTTCGCATAAGACAATCAGGGGCACCTAGCGTCTAGCGACGGGTGCCTCCTTTATTTCAAAACAGAGTAAACCTGAAAAAAAATCGCGGGTCAAGCAGAAAATGCCAAAAAAAATCACCAGCAAATTAATTCTTAATCAAACGCGAGGCCGCGCTGATCCGAAAATAGGGGACCCGGCCTTGAGGGCCACCCTATTTTCGGACCAGCGCTACGCTAGGGGGAAGTCCGGCAACTACACTTTACCGGACCAGTTAAAACCGGCGGTTACTGGACCATGAACGCGGGCGGCATCGAGATTATTACGGTCGGGGCGTGCACCGCCGGGCATTTTTGCGAAGTCTGCGGGGATGATCACTGCGCCGATTTGCCCAGCTGTGCGATAAAAGCGACGGCCTCGTTGATGTTCGCACACGGAACCGAGACGCCGCTTTTGGTCTGCGATCATTGCGCAGAAAAAATCCTCGACGATTTCCGGGGTGAAGCGGACATCATTTTCGAAGTGGGCGCGGAAAGGCTGCGCGAATGAGCCGCCGCTACGAGCACCGCCCGCCGGGCAAACCGCTGGTCGAGGTGTTCGCCGAGGAGGCCCGGCACGCCGCCGCCCGGGTGCACGAGTGGATCGCCTCGGTAAACCCGGAGGCGCTCACCGCGGACGGATTCGATGAGGCGATCGTAGGCGTCGCCGAACGGTGCGGGATGCCGACGGTGGTCGTTTACGACGCCCGCCGGTGCATCGAAATCCTCGTGGCCCGGGACGGCATGACCCCGGAGGAGGCCGACGAATTTTTCCGGTTCAATACCCTCGGGGCATACGTAGGCCCGCACACGCCCCTCTTTCTATGGCGCCGCCCGGCATGAACGAAGGCGCGATCGACGACCTGACCGCGGTGTGGGTGCGCCTCACCGATGCCCTCGATTACCGGGCGGGCAAATGGTGGGCGCCGGACGAGCGCGGCGTGTGGCGCCGGGTGAGCTGGCCGAACGTGCACGACCTGCTTTACGATCTCGGCATAGGCGCCGAACCGGCCCCGGGCGCCGCCGACCGGGAGCGGGATCGGGTGATCGAGGAATTCAAACGGCGGGACCGGGCAGCACATCCCCGGCCCTATTCGGACGTGGCCGCCGCACAAAGGCGCTTCGGGCGCGGGCGCATGCTCGACGAGCCCCGGTTCAACGGCTGGGAAGATTTCGGGCAATGAGCGATCCCGCCGATACCGGGTGCTGCGGGTGCGGGTGCCTTCTACTGGCGGCCTTCTTTTTTCTCCTCTTGATCGGCCTTCTGTGCCGGTGCGTGTAGCAAACACCGGGCGTCACCGGGCAAAAGGGGGCCGAAACCGGCCTCAAAAACTATTTTAAGAAATCTTTAGATTTCCACTTGCGCACTTGTAGAAACGTGCGAAAGTGTGAGCATGACAAACCGAATCCTAGTAACCGCCCACAAGGCGATCGCACACGCGCACCACCACCACCATGTGATCGAGGATGCGATTCACTTCCTACACCTACTGCACACCTTTCTGCACGGCTAAGAGAAAAATGAAAAACGCACAAATGACAGCGCGAGCTGATAAAGGCCAAGTCGCCCGGCCCATCGAAGTGGGCGACATCGTTTTAAACTTCGGCGCGGTCGTTCGCGTCGAGCAAATCGACGCCGAGCGCGGCCTGCTAGTGCGGATCATTCCGTGGCAGCGGTGGGACGGCGCCCGGTGGGTCCAGCAGGGCGGTGTGGGCCAGCGCTACTTTGCCAACCCGGCGAAGTGCGCACCGCGCACCGCGGCGACGGTCGGATGGCTGACCACGGCGGACCTTAACGGCGGGGGTGCGGCATGACCGCCGCACCGGCACGCATCATCGCAAAGGGCGCCGGGTGGGAGTTCTGGCTGATCCGCGGCGAGGTTTATCGGTGCGCCGAGGGCGGCGTGCAGGACATTTACGGCCTCCCGGCAAGCCGCCGGTGGGAGTGCACGGTCGAGCATTTCCGGCACTACCGGGCGGTCTACGATTGGGCGATCGACGTGGAGGCCGGGCAATGAGCGGCCTCAATGACCGGCTGAAGGATGCGGTCGCCTACGTGCGCAAGCCCGGCGAGCCGTGCGAAGTGTTCTGGCACTACGTGCAGAACGATTGTTCGGATTTCGGCGAGCCGTGGGATCAGGACCGGCACGGCGCATGGATGGGCGAGCTGGTCGGCATGCGCGACCTGCGGGCATGGCTGAAGGGCCGGGCACCGGACGGGCGCGCCATCACAATCTACTGCCGTGGCGACGACGCCGAGGTGCTATTCGATGCCCGGCTGGAGGCCCCGAAAAGGGCGCGAAAAATAGTTTGAGAAATCTTACAAATTCCACTTGCGCACTATTCTACTTGTGCGATTATACGGCATGACAAAACCAATATGGGACATGAATGAAGCCGAATTGCGCGAGAAACTCGCGACCAGTTTGGCATACGAAAAAACGGTCACGGTAGCACCTCCGACCGGAAGCTGGGATCACTGGCCTGCAGGATGGATGGCCCGCCGCAGTTACACGACCGGCTTGAGACACCGCCGCAACGAGCGCCGCGACATCCGCCGCCGCCTTCGCAAGATGGCAGGGGGTGCGCAATGAGCGGCAAAACCTACATCAATCTCGACGGCCTCGTAGCGTGCGACATCTGCGGCACGGTGAATCCCGCCGACCCCTGCCTAACGTGCATCGAGCACGCGGCACGGCTGGAGGCCGAGCGCCAAGCGCAAATCGCCGGGTCCGCGGCCTTCGCCGCCGACCTTATTAGCGTCGAGCGCACCGCGGTCAAAAAGGGCTTTCAGTTCGTCGGCACGCTGGCGAACGGCGAGACCCTGATGCTTCGCGCGGTCGCCACGCGGCCCTACACCGTAGCGGCGATTCACGAGCGCAGCGTCGTTTCGAAGTTCGACATGCCCGACCCCCGCGGCTTCGTGACCTTCCACAATGCGGCCCCGCGGCCCGCCGGAAACTGGGACCGGATCATTCGCCTCGTCCCGATCGGGGGTGCGGCATGAGCGGCGCCTACGATTACATCGCGGTTCAATACGGCCCGGCATGGGCGGTCGTGCGCAAGGGCGCACGGCCCATCGCCGAAAACATCACCGAGGCCCGGGCGCGCCAGATGGCGGCCCGCATGAATGCGGCACCGCAGATCACGCCGATCCGGGATGAGGACCTGCCGCCGCAATTTCAAGCGGCCAACTTCTACGTGAGCCCGGTGAGCATGGTCGAGGCCTTCAAAGCCTACTGCCGGGCGAACGGGATTTTCTACTATGCCCGGCCCCGGGAGGATTTTTCGGAACACGAAGGTTACGAGCTGGCCGCGAAGGCGGGCGCCCGCTACATCCTACTGGAGGACCTTTCGTGAGAAGGCGCCGCATCCCCAACACCCGGCGCATCCACCAGAATATTTGGGGCAATTGGAACGGCTACAAAGGCCGCCGGAAGGTGGTCGAATTCGGCACCGATGCCGTGGCCGCCGGTGCGTGGTGCAGAACCGGGGAGTGCCCGCGGTGCGGCGCCCCGGTCAAATGGGGGGAGCGGGAGGCGTATTGCCAAGCGTGCGTGCCCATCATGGTGCACCCGGGGGTCGCCACATGAAGCCCGGCATCACCCAGCGCCCGCCGCTCGCCTGTCCCTTGTGCGGCAAATGGAAAAAGCGGCGATGGTATTTCCTAAACGGGCAGCGCATTTGCGGTCACTGCGTATCGCGCCGCGTGAAACGCCCCGATGGCGGCAAATGCAAGGCTACATGAACGCGGCACAGGAGGCACTTTTACACGAGGCGGCCCGGTCCCCGGACGGCACGATCTTGGCGATCGGCTACGGGCGGCACGGCTACACCGGGAACATCAACGGGCGCAAATTCACCGTGCACGCGCGGGCGACCGCGATCGCGCTGGAGCGTCGGGGCCTCGTTGAGTATTTAAAGCACGCGAGCTGGGGCTGCGTTTACCGCATCACCGCGGCGGGCAAGGAGGCGGCTACGTGAACCACGAGCTGAAGTCGGCCCCGGAGTTTTTTGCCGCCGTGGCGGCGTTCCGAAAGACGTTTGAGATACGGCGCAACGACCGGGATTTCAAAGTGAAGGACCGGATCATGCTGCGCGAGTGGGAGGGCGGGCGCTACACCGGCAGATGGCTTGCGCGGCGCATTACTTACATCACCGACTTTGAGCAAAAGGACGGCTTCGTGGTCATGGCTATCGAGCCGGATTTCGTGCCGCCTAAAAAGTGGGGTGCTACATGAAGGCGCACGAACGGATCGCGGCGGCCATGCGGGCAAACGAGGATTGGGTGCTCGGGAACATTGCGCGCTTCGGTGCGTGGCACCCGGTCGGCGTTCTCACAATTGCCGAGCACAACGCCATCGACCGGCTGAAGGCCCGGGGCGCGATCAAATACTGCCGGGTCCGGGGCGGCTACGTGCGGGCGGGAACATGGGCCAAAACCCGGGCCGAAAAATAAATCAAAAAATCTTTGATTTTCGACTTGCACACTATTACACCTGTGGCATTGTGGGGCATGACAAAAGCAAATAATAGCAGCAACGGGAACGGGGCGCTTGCCCGCGTTCATACTTCGATCGACCCCTACTGGCACAAACACCTCGTCGTTTTTCCGGGCGGCATGCCCAGCGAGTGGATGGATAGCAAAGCCGACGCCGAAAAAATCGCGGCGGATTTCAACGCCCGCATGGCGGTCGCACCGATCACCTCCAAGATCACGTATCACAAGACCGAGGGCGCGGCCATGAGCTGGATGCGCTCGATGAACGGCACGAAAAGTTTTAACACCCGCCGGGGCCGCGCCGACCTTCGCGTCGTAGTGCAGGCCGGTGACCGCTGGGCGGTGTGCGACCTGCGCACCGCAATCAACGCCGGGGCGAAATACACTTGGGAGGTTTAATAGCCATGACGAACGACACGAACGAAACGCAAACGGTCGACCTGATCGCGGTGCTCAAGCAGCACCTCCCGGCGCCGAAAAACTACAACGTGCAGGCGCCTTTCGGCCCGGCACGCAAGCCCGGCGAAACCCTCGCCGAATATCTGAACCGCTACCGCGGGGGAGGTGCCCGATGAGGTTCATGCACGGCACACCGATCCTCGCCAACTTGTTAACATGGATCGGCAACACCGGGTCCGCCGAGGCCAGCGACTTCGGCCCGGAGGGCCTACGCCTTCATCAGGTGTGGCCCGACGCATGCGATGAGGGCTTCACCCTTGTCAGCATGCGCACCGGCGAGCTGGTCACCTTCGTGGCCTGCGGGCACATCATGCGGGAAGATGAAATCGTGGGCTGGGTGTATCGGTCGATCGACCGGCGCACCGGGCGCGTCGACAAAAGTGCCTTCGGCATGACCGTCAAAATCTGGAACGACTAAATGAACGACGCCCTTCTATTCGGCCTGCACCGCTACAAACCGCTGCTGCGGCCCGCGTCGGCGTGCACGCTACCGCCGGGCATTGACTGGCGCTATTGCGAAGCGCCGCCCGACCTTGCGCACCGGCGGCCCGACATCCCGCCGAGCGTGCACCGCTACGGCGTAATCGCTACCGACCGGGCGCTTACCGCCGAGGAGTGCGAACACTTTTCACTGGAGGCCCGGTGACGCTGGCGCTACGGCAGGCGCAACTTTTCGAGTGCGCGGTGTGCAAGCAGCACGTCGACGACGCCGAGCGGCAGGAGACCGCGGTGCGGGCCAAATTGTTCGGCGCCCGGGCCTACGCGGTCTGCCCGGCATGCGGGCAGGAGGCCCCGGATTTCAAGACCCGGGCGCTGGGCGCCTACACCCGCCGGGCCGACCGCTGGCTGCGGCGGCTACACGCGGGCAAGCAGAACGAGGAGGTGAAGCGCCTATGGGGCATCGCCGAAAGCTGGCATCAGGAATGGAAGCTTCGGGTGCTGGAACGGGACCGGCAAGAGGAGGCGATCCGGCGCGCCCGGGCACGCTGGCGGCGCGCCCTCGATGAATATCGGGCGGCCCGCCGGGAGGCGGCGCCATGAGCGACAGGAGGCCGTTAAACCGCACCATGTGCGCTACGTGCCCGTGGAGGCCGGGAAGCCCGCACGCGGGCCTGCGCGGCTACCTTGAGGAGCGGGCACTCGGGCATGAATCCCGGATTTGCCATAACACCGGCCTGAGCCCCTTCACTGGCCCGACCGGCAAGAAGGAGCGCCTATGCCGCGGCGCCCGGGACGCCCAGCTGAAGTTTCTCGCCGGGATCGGTTTCCTACGTGAACCGACCGACGCGGCATGGACCGCCCGGTGCCGGGAAATGGGCATCCCGCAGGACCGGCCAAACCCCCGAAAAAGGGGCCGAAAAATATTTTGATTTATTTTCACTTTTCCACTTGCGCACGGTTCCACGGGTGCTATTGTCCGGCATGACAAAAACGAATAAAGCAGCAGCGAAAAGTGAAACCTACATCAAATTCTTCTCGGACGAGGGTGAAGCGTCGAGCTGGATGCGCATGCGCAACCAAGCCCGCCTCTCGGTCGGCAACCGCGACATTTTCGCGGTGGTAGACGGCCCGGAAGATAACTTCGCGGTCGTCGACCTGCGCACCGCAATCGAACTGGGCGGCGGCTACCGCTGGGAGGTTTAATACCGATGAAAAACATTCACGAACAAGCGAAGGCGCGGGCCGAAAAACTCGCCCGCATCGCCCAGCAGCACCTCGACCTTGAGACGCTAGAAACCCGGAACAGCGATTCGCTGGATTTCCACGACCTTGCGGTGTGGGGCATACGTGCCGCACTCGATGCGGCCTACAAAGCCGGTCAGGAGGCCCGATGAAGCGCAACTCCGACAAAATGATGGCCCGCCTCGCGGCGGGGAGCGGCCCCCGGTGCAATGCCCACGGCGACATGCCGGACGGGCGGCACGTAACGGAACTCGAAAACGCCGATCTGAACATCGCCGAGCTGCGGTTCAAGCAGGACGCGATCCGTGAGGAAGGCGGCGACGAGGGTGCGGTGCGTGAAATCGAAACCGAAATCGAACGGCGCCGGACCCCGGCGCCCGCACGCGAGCCGCGCTTCCACCCGCGCTACATGAACATCACCGCGATCACGACCGAGGCCCGGCCAGTTTCCACACAGGTGTGGATCGAAACGGAGGCCGACCTTCACGAGGCCGACCGGGTGCTAACCAAATGGTGCTCGCCCCTCGACGAAAAATGGCACGGTCGGATCGTGCTGGCCTCGGTGTTCGACACCTTCACGAAGGTCCAGCGCAATTTCATCCGCGACGGCGCGGTGCTACGGGGGATCAAGGCGTGAAACTTTACCGGCATTATTTCGCCCGGTCCCGCCGGGGCTGGGTGCTACGGACGCGGCCCATGACCGCCGCGGAACGTAAACGATGGCTGAATTTATGGTGAACCGGGGCACCTCTTGTCATGCACCGCCGCCCGCGCGGGCACGACCCCGGGAGCGGGCACTCTTTATCGATACCGCCGGGCGCGGCCCCCACGGGGCGGTCGCTACCCGGCGGCACGATATGGACAAACGAAAACACAACCCACCAACCATGAATAGCAAACTGCTGGCGGCGGCGCTCCTTGCGCTGACGTTGGCCACAGCGGGCGCGGACCCGGCGAGCGCGTGGAACGCATCCGACCGGGGGCACCGGCACGGCAGCGGCACCCGGGCGGCCCGGCACGAAAGCCACAATTACATCATCGAGCGGCAGCAGGCCGGGCAGGTTTCCGGCGTGCCGATTAGCCGCCGCATCATCGGGTCCCGCGAAATCGACATCTACCGGGACGGCTCGATGTTCGAGAAAAACAACTTGGTCGGCTACAGCAAAAAGTAGCAAAAAGGAGTTTGCCCGAATGTAGAAATGGTGGCAAACTCCACTTTCACACTATGCAAACAATGGAAAAAAAACAAACGCAAGAAGTCGCCCGCCCGCTGAAGGTGCTGGTCCCGCTCATCAAGCAGGACCTGCATGACGGCGCCGAAGCGGCACGAAACGCCGGGATGCAACACTACATCGCGGCAGGTCAAAAACTGCTGGAAGCGAAATCGCAGCTCAACGCGATTAGCTGGGGCGAGTGGCTGAGGAGAAACTTTCACCTCACGCAAGACACCGCCCGGCAATATATGAAGGCCGCAAACAAGGCCGCGAACGGTGAGCATTTCAGCACGATGAATCAGGTTCGCGGCGACCGGCGCAAATTCGGGCACGCACCGGACTGGACCCACGACGTGCGCGAAACGCTGCGGGATTTCGACACCCCGGCCTTTACCCGGCACGTCGCCGGGATCGATAAGGAGCAAAAGCTAGAGGAGGAGCTGGCCCTAAAGCTGATCGATATCGGCTACAAGGTGCTGGTCGTGCAAATGCACCCCGACAAGGGCGGCACGTCCGAAGGAATGCAGCGGCTCAATAAGGTGCGCGATCACCTAAAGGAGGCCGCATGACCGGCGAGGAAATCATCGAGGCCGCCGGGACCGCGCTGGTGCGGCGCAAGGGCCGCTGGGTTAGCGTCGAGCCGGGCACCTACCGGGACGCGGTGACAATAGCGCTGGTCACGAAGCACCCGGGCAAGCTGGTTAGCATCGAGGCCATCGCCACGGTGCAATACGGCGAGAAGGCGGTCACGGACGATTTGGTCGTTTACTGCCGGGGCCAAGCGTGGCGGGCGGTGAACCTCCTGCTGGGCGCCGGGATTCCGGCTTACCCGTTCTATGACCCCGACGGCCATCACCGGGTGCTCGGGATCGTCATGGTGAAGCACTACACCGAGCGCGACATGGCCGCGCTGGAGTCGTATCTGGAATCCGCCGAAGCCCGCGAGGAAATCGCGACCGCGAAGGTGGACCTGCTCAAGCGCATTATTGCACGCTATCGGAAAACAAAGCAGCTTGGGAACGGTAACGGCACCACGTGATGATGAAGCAGGTCGTCCACAAGATCGGGCCGTTTACGGTGTTCGCCGGGGTGACGTCGATGTGCGGGCGTGCTATGCAGCAGCACGGCCCCGGCGGACGGTTCTCCAGCCGGGTGAACTATTGGGGCAGGACCGGCATCCGCACCGAAAAACCGCTGCGCCTCCTGACGCTCGACGATCGCGACATTACGTGCCCGGAATGCAAGGCTGCGATGCGGCGCAAAAAATCCCACCGCGAGCTATCGGAAAAGGTCCGCCGGACGCTGAAAGACGGGAAGCCGCGCGGGACGCTGGCCGATGTGGTTGACCGGGGCGAGAAACGGCGGCGGCATTAGGCGTCGAGGGCCAGCACTTCCTGCGTCATGCGCCCGGCAATGACCGCGCAGTAGCCTTCGTCGATTTCGATCCCGATCGCGCGGCGCCCCATATCTTTTGCGGCCCGGAGGGTCGTGCCGCTACCGGCAAACGGGTCGAGCACAAGGTCCCCCGGGTCGCTATTGTTCCGAATGATCCGCAGCATCAGATCGATCGGCTTTTGCGTCGGGTGCAAATTGTTGGCGCTCGCCCGGTCAACCTCCCACACCGTCACCTCGTTATTCGGCCCGCGCCATTTCGGCGATTCGCCCCGGACGTGGCAGTAGAGGATCGGCTCAAATTTCTGTTTGTATTGCGCGAACATGGCGCCGAACTGCGCGTGGTTTTTGTTCCAGATCAGGTTGTTGCGCACCTTCAGCCCGGCCTCCTCGACGGCCTGCCGCACCGCGAGCGTTTGTGAGTCGGCATAAAATAAATAAAACGCGGCCTTCGGCTTCGCGGCCCGGCGGCACAGGTCGAGGACCTGCGCATAGAGTAGCGGCGTCTCGTCGCCCGCCAGTTTTTCGCGCACGGTGCTGCCGCCATCGTAGCCGACGCCGTAAGGCGGGTCCGTCGCCACAAGATCGGCGCCCCGGATCAACGGCAGGATTTCCCGGCAGTCGCCGTGCACTACGCACACCCACGGGTCGATGTAATACGGCGTCACCCCGGCGGGCGGCCATGCGTTTTCGGCGGCGATATCGAGCACCGGCTCGGGCACCGGGGGCGCTTCCGGCGGTGCCGCGGTGCCGTTCCAATCAAGGCCCAACTGCTCGTCCACCGGATAGTATTTCACGCCCGGCATCGTAACACCCCGGGCCAAAATAGGCCAGCAAAAATAGTTTAAAAAATCACTTGTGCCATTTGCCACATGTGCGAAAGTGCCCGCATGACGAACGAAAACTGGTTCATAATGAGCGACGGGAAAGGGGCATTCAACGCCTGCTTTCAGATGATTCGGGATGGCAAAGTGATCGGCGACGGCGCCGCCCTTTCGGGTGTGTCGCAAGCCGAGGCCGTAGCGCACGTCGAAATGGCGAAGCGCAACAACGCCGAGCGCGATGCGAAGATGGCGATCGCCAACCCGCTATTCGACAAGACCAACTGGAAGATGCCGACCAAGCGTGTGCAGGTGCGCACGATCAACGAGGCCCGGGTGATCCGCGAAGCGCTGGATTTCTTCTGTGGCGGGTCCGAGGTGCACTACGTGCGCGGCGGCAAGATCGAAGTCGGCAGCCTCGGTTATTACAATTATGTCGGGGCGTAAAAGGTTCTGCATTTACTGCCCGGCGCTGCGCATGCCCGACGAGGTGACGTGCGCGGCGCCCGCATGCAGGGCGCGATGGCAAGAACATCAGAGGCGGCGGGGCGGTGGGGACACCGTGCGCGACGGCGCAACCCGACCGCCTCCCTCAATTTCGGGCGCTCGCGGTTTCGGGTCACACGGCCCGGGCCGCGGGAATGCCCAAACCGGAGATGCGGGAACCGGCGAAAACACCCGCGCAAAATAGGAGTAAGAAAAAATGAACATAATGGACGGAAACCCCCTACACGAAAACGGCTCGACGACGATCGCCGAGCATAACGATTCGTGGAAGGGGCGCGGCACGCTGGAGCAGCTCGTGACCGAACTGGACCGGCAAAGAGAATCACGGAATGATTTTGTCGCCGATGTGCGGCACCTCACCGTGGAAGCGAACGGCGGGATTAAAATCATCCCGGCCACGGCCCAAGCATTCGAGTGGATGCCCGAGGGTCCGATGATGCTGAAGCGCTCGGCATACCACCAGCTCGCGGAACGCCTCACCCCGGCAATGCCGACGAGGTATTTCGACGCACTAATGAACGAGCGCCCGGGGCGGCTCGCGGACCTAGTGAACGGCCTGCATGCCGACGATCCGAAAAAGCGCCTCGTGCGGTGCCTCGACAATGAGGTGCGCGCGTGGCTGTCGAACGGCTACCGGGTGATCGATAATGAAGACATCGCCTACACCTGCCTCGATGAAGCCCGGAAACGGGACGCGCAGGTTTTCGAAGCCGACCTGAGCGACAAGCGAATGCGGATCAAATTCACCACGCAGCAGGTGTGGGACGTTATCGACGTCACCCAGCGCAGCGGCCCGCAGGGCGGCTGGTTTGCCGGTGCTATAGGCAACAAGGAGCTGATGGGCAAGACGATCCTCGGCGCCCGCATACGCGGGGAGCTGCCCGGCGGCCCGGGCACGATTCACCCGGTCGTCACGGCGCTCAATAGCGAAACCGGGCACGGCGGCTTCCACATCCGAATCGGGCTTTTGCTCGGGATGTGTTTCAACGTCGCCTCGCTGGAGACGGTCGTGAGCCGGGTGCACCTCGGCGATCGGCTGGATGAAGGCATCTTTTCGCAGGAGACGATTTCTGCGGAATCGAAGGCCATCATGCTGAAAGCCCGGGATGCGGTGCGTGCCGCATTTGATCCCGAGAAGTTCAAACTGATGGTCGCAAAGGCGAAGGCCGCGCAGGCCGACACGCTCACAAGCCCGAGCGCCGCGATCGACAATGTGATCGCTTCCGGGGCGGTGAATGAAGAACAGCGGGAGGCCCTGCTGACCTACTACCTCCGCGATTACGATCCGACGCGCTTCGGTTTCGCGCAGGCGGTGAGCCGCCTCGCGCAGGACACCGACGACCCGGATGATGCCGGGGACCTTGAGTCGCTGGCGGGCAAAATCATCAAGGAGCCAGCGATGGTGCTGGCGGCGGTGCGCTAAACGGCTTGAAATACGGCGCGCCCGGGACCCCCCGCCCGGGTGCGCAAATTTCGAATTAAAAATATGAATCCACGCATTGCGGCAAAACAGAAGATCGTGACGGACGCGGTCGATAACCTATTCGGCGACATGAGCGTCTCCCCGGCGGTCACGCTGGAGGCGCTAGAGGAAATTCAAAGCGACGTCGAATCAAAAATCGACGCCCTAAAAGCCGACATCAAACACAAGGGCGGCGGCACATGAGCGCCCGGAAAATCTACCTCGGCGATTCGGTGTATGCCGACGTCGACGTCGACGGGCGCATCGTGCTCACGACCGAGAACGGCTACCCGGACGACCCGCGAAACCGGATCGTGCTGGAGCCCGAGGTGCTGGCGGCCTTTGAATCATGGGTCGCCCGGCTACGGCGCGAAACCCGGCGCCGGGCCGCCATGATCGATGTGGGCCTTGACCCGGACGACGAAAGCGCGCCGAGACACGTCAAAGATTAAACTTGTCACATGCGGCAAGTCTCCCGTATTTCTGCGGGCATGAATCAAATCGAAATCGAACACAACGTCCCGGTCACACCGAAGGCGACGCGACGCGGCGGCGGCTGGGCGCACATCCTCCGGCAAATGCGAACCGGGGATTCGATCGTGCTCACTACACAGCAGCGGAACGCGGCCTTCGTCGCGGGCCGGGCCATGCGGATCAAGCTGATCTCGCGCACCGCCGGGAACGGAAGTTACCGGGTGTGGCGGGTCCGGGCGCCCCGGAATGGCGGTCAAAAATAAATTAAAAAAAGTGTGAAATTCCACTTGCGCACTTGTGCCCCGGGTGTATTGTCCGGGCATGACGAACGAAATTGACACCGAAAACGGCGCGCTGGATTACCTCGAAAACGACTGGGATTTTTGCCCGGTTTGCGGGGCACCCGAGCGCGAGTGCACATGCCCGGCAGAAGATGCCCCGGCACCGGCGGCCCCGGTAAGTAAGAAGAGCGGCGACGGCAGGGCATATTGCGAAGCTGAAGGGTGCCACTCCTGCGGTGCGCGCATCAGCAAAATCACCGGCCAGCAACTTTGCAAGCGGCACCGCGACGCCCTCAAAGCCCCCGCGGCCCCGGCCCCCACCTACGCTACCCTTGAGGATGCGAAGGCGGTCGGCCCGCAAGGCAGCCACATCCGGCTGAACGCCATCAAAACCTACCTGCGCGAACAGCGCGAGGCTAAGCGTGCCGCGAAGGCCGCGAACGCTTAAATGAACACGAGGAGGCCCCGGCAGGACACAACCCAAAACGCGCCGGGGCCTCGCGTGCTCGGCACGGCGCCGGGCGGTGCCCGGGTGCTGGCCAAAGTAATGAAAAACGGGCGCCTCTACGTTTGGCAGGAATGGACGTCCGGCGGGAAAACCTACAAGCGCTGCCTCGGCACTTACGGCAGCACCGGGCACGCACTAGGGCACCCGCTGGTCCGGGCCGCGCTCGGAATCCGGGCAATTTCCGGCCCGAAATAAATCTTCAGAAATCTTCACTTTTCCACTTGTGCGCTTTTCCATGCGTGCTATTGTCCGGCATGACGAACGAAACCGAACTGAAAACCGAGACCCGGTGGTGCCCCGTAAAAGGGCGCTTCATCACGATCACCTTTTACCCGGAAGACACCTCCACGGCCTCCGAGCAGGACGACGAATGAGCGCGCCCCTCACATGCAACCTCGACAACGGCGCAGTGGTTCTGGCGCAAAAAAGCACGCACGGATTGATCACGCTCGCCTATGCCAACCGGGCAGCGGCCCAAACTAAACAAGCAGAACTTGGGAGCGAATGGGAGGTGGTCCAAGGCGGCTACCGCGGACGCTGCTTTTATGTCGCAATGAAGGCAGCGCCGTGACGACCTGCCTACCCGCCGGAACAATCGCACGCCTACGGGCACGCTTGGCCCACGGCATGCCGGTCTGGCGCGGGATCAAAGCCGAGGGGCGGCCCAGCGACCCGGGCGACTTCGGGTGCGGCACGTATTACTCGACATCCTTCATCCGGGCGGACCAATACGGGGTCCCCTTTCGGATGTGCCTTCGCCTTTCAAATCCGCTGGTGTTAACGGTCGAGGAAGCCTACATGCAAATCGCCGATCGCTTCGGCACCATCAGCGGGATCGCAAACGAGCCCGGCGGCGGCGCCGGTGATTTCACACCGCGGGCGGCCCGGGCGGCAGAAGCCGTGGCGGCCATGCAGGCGCTCGGCTACGACGGGGTCGCGGTCGTGAACGAGAAGGTGCGCGGCGGCTTCGCCGAAATCGAAATCGTCCGGTTTCCGGCCCGGAATTAGGGCCGAAATAAATCTTCAAAAATCTGCGATTTTCCACTTGTGCACCTTTCCACTGGTGCTATTGTGGGGGCATGACGAAAACGAAAAACGAAGCAGTAACGGGCGGGGGCAAAGCGCCCCGCAATGACATCGAGCGCGCATGGACGATCACGTTGACCGACCGGCTCGGAAATCGCTTCTACCTTTACCGATACGGCAAGGGCACGATTCACTTCGTGAGCAAAAGCGAAACACCGAACGCCCTCGCCAACATCGCCGAAGACGGCGCCCGGTTCCGGCTGGAGCTGGAGCGCGCAAACACCGCCGGGGAGGCCCTGCAGGTCACAATGAACCTCGCCACCTACGGCATCAACGCGGAGATCGTATAATGACGCTCACGGCAAAATTCAGCGGCAAATGCACGAAGTGCGGCGGGGTGATTCCCGCGGGCATGAAGTGCGAATGGGAACGCGGCGCCGGTGTGCGCCATGTCGGAGAGTGCCCGAAGACCGCGCAAGCGGCGGCGGCGCCCGCGGCCACGGTCCAGATGGGCGTGTTCCGCAAAGACGGCAAAATCTACGTGGTGAAACCCAACCGCGAAAAAACCCGGTTCTACGCGAAGGAGATCGTTGAATCCCCGGCGCGCATGACCGAGGCGGGCGCGGTCGTAGATTTTGAGGCGGTTTACCGGCCCGGGGTGATCTACAAACTCACCGAAACCGATCGCTGGGACCTTGCCGATGCCCACGACTTCCTGACGAAGTTCGCCCGGTGCATCGTGTGCGGGCGGCACCTCAAGGCGGCCAAATCGGTCGCCGGTGCAATCGGCCCGGTGTGCGCCAAATACTTCGCGCACCGGCACACCGCGGCGGCATGCGGGCACAAGCCCGCCATGCCCCCCTTCGCGGAGATCGCCGAAGTGGCCCGGGCCGCGGAGGCGGTCGTAAAACGCGAGGTGCAGAACACCGCCAAGCGCGCCCTCGAACTCGCCGAGGACCGCGAGGCCGAACGCTACATCGAAGAATATCGCGAGCAAAACGGGCGCCACAATTATTGGGTCGACGATTCCGGGTGTGCGCACACCGGCCCCGAGCCGGGCGTGTCATGAGGGCCGAATCAAACCGGGCGCGAGCGCGCGAGCGCTTCGCCCGGGAACCGTGGCACGTATGCTGGTGGACCACCGGGCGGCGGCGCCGCACCCGGCGCGAAGGCTACGCGGTGAAGGCCGAAAGCGAGCGCAACGTGAGCGGCACGCCGCTCGCCAACTTCCGCACGCACATGGAGGCGCAGGAGTTTTGCGATGCGCATAATCACACGCTCGCCCGGGCGGGAAACCGGCCCTAAAAATAAATCAAAAAAAGTGCAAAATTCCACTTGTGCGCCTTTCTACTCCATGCGAAGGTCCGGCATGACGAAAACGAAAAGCAGCAAAACGGGCGGGGGCAAAGCGCCCCGCGGCATACTACCGCAACCGGAGTCGGTCGCGGATTTCAAACAGCGCATCGCGCTCATCATGCGGAACCGTGATGGCAGCGGCAAAGTTTACAGCATGGTCGGGGCCTCACGCGCGCCCGAGTGCTGCGTGCGCCAACCCGGAAGCGCCCCAACCCCAAGTGAAGTGCTGGGAGGTGCGAAATGACGGCGGGTGAACTAATCGCGGCCCTGCAAAACATGGACCCCGAGACGCCGGTGTTTTTCGCCTACAATTATGGCGATTACAATCGCACGGAGGCCGCCGACCCGGTGCGCCAAGTGCAGCAGCTCGATGTCACGGAGTGGGCCTACGGGAACTGCCACCGCACCCTCGACCGCTACGATGAAGACGAAAGCGAAACCGACAAGGAGGCCGCGATCCCGGCGATCGTGCTGAAGTAATTTTATGGCAAAACAAAAGCAAAACTGGTTCGACGTGGACCGGCAAGGGCTCGCGAAAATTCTGCGCCGCAAAGGCGTCGAGTTCGCGGTGTTTGAGCTGGTGCAAAATGCATGGGACGAGGCGGGCGTTTCCCATGTGCACGTCGGCCTCGACCCCGATGATGAGCGCGGCTACGCGATGCTGCGCGTGGAGGATGATGCACCGGAGGGCTTCAAAGACCTGCGGCACGCCTACACGCTATTCGCGGACAGCGCGAAAAAAGGGAACGCCGAGCAGCGCGGGCGTTTCAACCTCGGCGAGAAGCTGGTGCTCTCGCTTTGCAAATGGGCCGAAATCACGACCACGAAAGGGACCGTGATGTTCGGCGAGAAGGGCCGCATCGAAACCGGCACGAAAACGGAAATCGGATCGGTGTTTACGGCAAAGGTCCGCATGACGAAGGAGGAGCAGGCGCAGGTCGCGGAAGCGATCAAGATGCTCGTCCCGCCGGGCACTATTCGCACCACCTTTAACGGCACGGTGCTGACGGCCCCGGTGCGGGCGCACACGCTGAAGGCTACGCTACCGACCGAGATCGCAGACGCCGAAGGCGCCCTGCGCCGGTCCCGGCGGCAATGCGAGGTTCACTGCTACACGGTGAACGGCGGCGGCCCGGCGCACATCTACGAGATGGGCATCCCGGTCGTCGAGCATGAGTGCGCCTACCATGTCGACGTGCAGCAAAAGGTGCCGCTAACGCTCGACCGCGAAAACGTGACGCCCGAATTTCTACGGGTGCTGCGCACCGCGGTTTTTAATGCGACGCACAACCAGCTCACCACCGAAGACGTGAATCACAGCTGGGCGCAAATCGCCATCGAAAGCGGCGACGCGAAACCGGAGGCGGTGCGCGATTACGTAGCCAAGCGATTCGGCGAGCTGCGGGTTTCCTTCGACATGAACGACCCCGAGGCGAACAATAAAGCGGTCGCCAGCGGTTACACCGTGGTCAAGGGCGGGATGCTCACCCGGGAGGCATGGGCAAACGTGCGGGCCGCGGAAGCGATCCAGCCCGCGGGCAAGGTGTTTCCTACACACCCCGATGGCGGCGTGCCGCATCAGGTCGCCGTAGAAACGCCCGGCATGAAGCGGGTCCGGGCCTACGCGCAAGAGCTGGCCCGGCTACTGCTGGGCGGCGAGATCACCGTAGAGTTCTGCGAACAACCGAGCCGCGAGGCGGCGTGCTGGGGGCACCGGGTGCTCTCCTTTAACGTGCGCAACCTCGGCGGGAAGCGCTGGTTCGACTTGGATGAAAATCGTCTGGCAATCGACGACCTGATCATTCACGAATTCGGGCATCACTACGAGAGCAACCACCTCAGCGAAAAATACAACGACGCCCTTTCCCGGCTCGCCGCGAAGGCGATGGCCCTCGGGCGTGAAGGGAGGCTGCCCGCATGATTAAGCTGGCCGCCGGGTGCCTCGCGATCGCCGTGCTACTGCGGATCGCCTTTGAGGTAGCGTGCCGGGTGCTGGGCCTATGAGACTGCTCCATGATTTGTGCCGGATCGCCGAGCTGGTGGTCCGGCGCTTTCATCACCGCCGCCGGGCCGTGCACCCGCCGGACCTGCTGCGGGAATATTTGCGGGCCTACAACCGGCCCCGGATTTACATGCCATGAGCGAATCGACCGAGGAGCGGCATGAACGGCGCAGCCGGGGTTTCGTGCGCACGCTCGATCGCTACACGACGAAGCTGGCGCTGGCCGAGGCATGGGAGGCCGCGGGCACCGACCCGGCATACGCGGCGCAATTGAGAAAGGAGGCGACCAAGCTTCGTGCCCGGCTTAAAGTGAACGGGATGATTTTCGAAGACGACGGTGACGGGATGTAGAACCGGAGGAGATCTCCGGGCGACAGGTTTTGCCCCGCCCGCATAGGCGGGGATTCGGCCTCGTCATTGATCACCCGCGCCGTCGTCTTCGGCAATCATGCGAACACAAATCAAACACTGCACCGGCGAGCGCACGCGGCATCTCTTCCGCAAGGTCGAGGCGGCCTGCGTCATGTGCGGCGCGCCGAATCCGAAGCTGGACCCGAACCGCAATCGGAAACGTGGCCGCCCGCGAAAATACGGGCCGGGGCACCAGCTCCTCTAGGCGTCACGCGACCGTCGCTTGCGTTTCCCGGCATGCGATGCTTAGGGTGTGCACCCCGGGCACCCACCGCCCGGCACTCAATCTCAACCTCAAACACGAAAGGCAAAACATGCACAACGCACAATTAGTCGTTATTATTCCTGTCGGCGGCGGCGCCGACATTCCCGGTTTCGGAGGCGGCATTCCCGCGCAACCCGGTCACATCACCGGATGGCCGGTTCACCCGCCGGGGCACCCCGACGCTGGGCTGCCGATCCCGCCCGTCTATGTAAATGGGAAGCCGGTTTACCCGCCGGGGCATCCGAGCGCGGGCTTACCGATTCAGCCGGGGCATCCAGACCACGGTTTACCGAGTTCGCCGGGGCATCCAGCGAACCGACCGCCGAACGTCCCGCCGAACGTAATCTGGCCGCCGCAAGCGCCGCCACCGGGGGCCAGCACGAAGCCGCCACCGCCGGAAATCAGCAATGGCCTCCCGCCAGCGGTGAACCTCCCGGCAGGAAATCCGCTCCCGCCGGATTCCGCGCTTGTCGCCGTTTACACCGAGAAAAGCGGTTGGACGTTCTCGGTCGTGACGGTCGCGCAGCCGAAACGCTAAAAATTGCTGCCATCGCCGCCCGTTCGGGCACACGCACCCGGGCGGGCGAGGGCACATGAGTCGCGCCTGATGAGCCGACAGTCGCGCGCCTGCGGCGCGGCGTAAGTCGTGCTCCTGTCTTTTCTTTACGCATGCCCCGGCCCGCCGTGCCGGGCACCACGAGAATCGCGTGGATCGTCGAGAATCATGATCCTCGTGATTCACGCATGCACCCGGGCGGCGCCCGGGACCACGAACACCACGCGAACCACGCGGATCGCGAGAATCGGTGTTCGCCCGGTTTGGGCGAGCCGAAACCTTGCCGAAGACGGGCCAACCTTGCGCGAGACGTTTGACCAAAGTCTGCGCCGAGACGGGCCGGTCTCGGGAAAGACATTGCCCGGCCCCAAATACCGAGAATCACCAGAATCGCGATTCATGCCCGGTTCGCGGTGTTCACCTCACGCCTGAACAGGCGCATGAGTCGCGCCTCATGAGTCGACCACTCGTGCGCCTGCTGAGGCGCCACCTGCCCCGCCTGCGAGGTGCCCTGAGCCGCCGCACCCAGCACCCCCGGGCCGGGCGATCGGCCCTTCTACGGGCATCGTGGCGCACCGAAAACCCCCCTTTTCGGTGCTACCGGGTGAAAACGCACCATTACGGGCGATTGTTTTTCCATCAGCCGGGATTGTTTCGGCGGCACCTCACGGCCCGCAGGGCCGACCCTCGTGCCTCATGAGCCGCGCGCCTCAGCACCTGCGACCCGGGTGCCTCATGCCCGGAAACCGGCACGCGACGCCGGGCGGGCAAATAATCCCAATGATCTTCCATCTACAGAACTGTCCCGACGCTAGGTAAAAGCGGAAGACACGGGGCCAAACAATCTTTTAACAATCGCCGCAATTAGTCGGCCTTTTTGCCCGACAAAAGGCCCTTTTTCGGGCATGCACGCACCCGGGGGCCGCCTTGCACCGACCAAATTGCTACCATTTGAAACCGATTTGGTAGGTTTAACCCCGGGCAACGCGTCAAACCGGTTTTTTGACTGCAACCCGTTTGAGTCGCGGCAACCAGTCAAACCAGTCGCGCGGGTCGCAGTCGTTTGAGTCGCGCGAAACCAGTCAAAGCAGTCGAACGCGTCGCAGCCGCTGCAACCCGGCCCTTGACCGGCCTTTCCGGCGGTGCGAAATATGCCCCCGAGAGAATGAAGCGAGACGAAACGTGCGCCGTTCGTTCCGAAAGGGGCGGCGGCGCACCTTCGCCTTGAGTTCCCGCGCGCCGGGCACTACGCTCCCCGGCGGTGAGCACGGTTCAAGAAGAACGCATTTTCGCCGACCGCCTAATCGACCTGATCGAGCGGACTTTTTTCCACGCTTACTTTGCCCGGGCGCACGGCGTGCCCGAAACCGCGCTCCTGATTGATTACGATATCGAGGCCGCCTACCTCGGCGTGGATGCCGAGATTGTCGATACGTGCCGCAAGACGATTAAAAGCGCAGTCGCCGCGGTCGAGCAACAAGTCGCCTTCGCGCCCGCCCGCGCCTACCTGATGTCGCAGGTGCAGGCGAAGATCACCGAACTCATCGCCCCGGGCCGCAAACACCCGGTGATCAACTATAGCATCTGCGCCCACTACCAATGCCCGTGGTGCGGGGACATAGTGCCGGGCAACGACCCGCTGCACGATTGCCAATGCACCGCCCCCGGGGAGGAGGGCACCCATGCCGTGGATTAAAACGCGGGCGCGCAACGCAAGGGGGGCGCCCCTATACCGATCGCCTTCGGGCAAGCTATGGACGCAACGCCAGATCGCTGCATACAAAGCAACGAAGGGCTTTAAACGTGCACCGCGTGCACGCCGACGCAGATGAATCAATCGACAACCAAATCAATCACAACCCCCCCGCCCCATCCCCCACTGGTGTGCCTTGCAGTCGGTGACTGGTGCGCCTCGCAGTCGCTGACTGGTGCGCCTTGCAGTCGACGACTCGTGCGCCTTCCAGTCGGTGACTCATTCGAAAAGCAGTCGCGTGACTGCATGCGCGCAGTCGAAACTGATCTTCGCCTAACCAGTCCCGCCCTCCCCCCGGGCGTGCACGAAATAAAAATCGCCATTAAAAATAGGTTCTGTTATTTTGCCTCTCTTCTGCGCGTGCGGAGACGCCCAGAATCCAACTAGATTGTGGCGAACAAACGAAAAAAGCCTTCGATGGCGGACGCCCCTACGCCCGGCACACTACCGCCCGCGGAAATGGCGGCGCTATTGATCTTGAGCGAGCTAGACTTGTCGAATCTCACGAAGGGCGGGGTCGTTAGGCGCAAAACGGAAAACCGGGTTGGCAGGCGTTTCGTCGTTTACGATTGGCGCGAGACCGTTCCGGCATACATCCGGCACCTGCGGGCGCCGGGTGAAGAAGCGCGGCGGCAATTCCTGCTGGAGAAAAGTTTAACGCAACAAATCATCCGGGCATCAAAGGAGCTGGAGCTGGCCCGGGCACGCGGGGAAATGATCGACGGCAACCGGGTCGATCGCGAGGTGATGAGTTTGCTCACCACGATCAAAAATCACATGCGCGCACTTCCCTCCCGGATCGCCTCGCTACTGGAAGGCAAAACGCGGGCCGAAATACACGCGATCGTTAAGAAGTATGTGGACCTCACGCTACGGGAGGCAGGCGACTTTGACACCATGCAGCTGAGGAGCCCTTCGGGCGGGAACGGGAACCATGATCGCGGCAGCGCAAAAAGAAAAACCCGGTCGCGTCGATGAGTTTACTGAGCGGCGTCGCCGCTGGCTCAGCGTGCTGCCGCCGCCAGCTGAGTTATCGCTGAGCGAATGGGCCGACGCCTACCGGGTGCTCTCAAGCGAAAGCAGCGCCGAGCCCGGTGCATGGGTGACCGACAAGGCGCCCTACGAGCGGGACATCATGAACGCGATCAGCGACCCGCTAGTGCCGAAGGTCGTGGTGCAAAAGGCGGCCCAGCTCGGGATCACCGACGCGGCGATTCTAAATCCGATCGGCTACTTTGCCGACCAAGACCCCTGCCCGATTCTGGTGGTCCAGCCTACGATCGAAATGGCCGAGGCGTTTTCGCGGGACCGGCTTGCGCCTATGATTCGGGACTCGCCGCGGCTGCGTGAAAAGTTCGCCGAACCGCAGTCCCGGGACAGTAGCAATACTCTGCGGCGCAAGGCGTTTCCGGGCGGCTACGTGGCGATGGGCGGCGCGAACAGTAGCGCGAGCCTGTCGGGTCGACCCGTGCGGGTCGTGCTACTCGACGACGTCGATCGTTACCCGGCAAGCGCGGGCACCGAAGGAAACCCGCTGCAGCTGGCGGTCGCGCGCACCAGCGGATTTTGGAACCGCAAGGTGGTCATCGTTTCGTCGCCCGGGATCAAGGGCACGTCGCACATCGAGGGCGAAATGCTGCAAAGCACCTGTGAACATTGGTATTTGCCCTGCCCGGTGTGCGGCGCCTACCAGCAGCTCATGTTTGAGCGGATCACCTTCGACGACCTGACGCACTCGTGCATGGTGTGCCCGGCGCGGTCGCCGAAATTCAAATGGCTCGCCGGGCGCGGGGAGTTCCGGGCGCACCGGCCCTTTGACGAGCGGGGCCAGAAGGTTCTTACCCGGGGCTTTTTCGTGAGCGGCCTTTACAACCCGTGGGTCGAGTGGGACATCTTGCGCGATGAATTCGTGCGTGCCGCTCGGGCGAATGAAGAAGGGGACGTCGAACTGCTGAAGGCGTTTCGGAACACCCGGCTCGGTTTACTACATGAGGAAAAGGGGCACAAAGTAGACATCGACCTGTTCAGGTTCCGGCGCGAACTCTACGAGGCAGAGGTGCCCGACGGGGTGCTGGTGCTCACCGCGGGCATAGATGTGGGCGAGCGGCAGATTAATTATGAGGTGATCGGCTGGGGCAAGGGCCGCGAAAGCTGGGGCATCGAGTATGGCATCTTGGACGGCGACCCGCGCGAGCCCGAGGTGTGGAACCTCGTGGACGAGGCCGTTTACCGGCGCGTTTTTCTCACCCGGGACAAAAAGAAAATGCGGGTCCGGCGCATGTGCTGCGATTCAAACTACGCCAGCGACTTTGTCTACGCCTACACGAAACCCCGGCAGCCCCGGGCGATTAGCGTGCGCGGCGAGGGCGGGCTGGGAAAACCGTTCATCAAGGGCGCCGGGACGCTGACAAAGGGCAACCGGGCG